ATAAGCTATTTTTTTTTGTTTTTTTTGTTATAAATAAATAATTGTCCTTATGGACATATATAATATACAAAAAGATTTAATTAAATCAAAATTAATTAGATCTTTCTGCAGCTTGTTGCTCTCTATTTGCCTGATTGAAGTTATCAATATCTCCTGCTATAATTGCAGCAGCTTCATCTAATATCAATTCAACAATATCATCTTTAAAATCTGACTCTACATCAACCGTGGATGTATCGCCAGTATAAGGATCTACAGCACCTATAAATTGTATGTATGTAGGTCTTTTATAATAAGTCAATATTGGCTGAACAATATCAAAATCCTTATTTTTATAAATTCTAATTTTATTGTCTAGTATTGTACAAAATGTTTCTGCCCAATTAAAATCTGGTCTTTTTAATGGATCTCTTTGTATTAAATTTACATTTGCTTCTTCAGCTAAATAAACTTGCATTACTCTAAGATCTGGACAACATTCATCTTTGGCAGAAGCTGTTACTCTTTTGTATTCTAAATAATCATCAATTGGAAAATTTGTAGTTTCAAAATAATCATCTGTGGTTATTCCAGTTAGAGGAAGTTCTCTAAGTAAGACTTGCATGTCATCAATCCTACGTTTAGAGAACTCATCTCCTTCTTTATACATATTACCACCGTGGAGTTGTCTTCTAGACCATTCAACTGCAGCTTTATTAAAAGCCTCCGACATTTGCCATAATTCTATATTATCATAATCATTGCTTGATAATTTATTAAGTCTTTGCTTTAACTTTATTTGTACAGTTATATTATCCATGATTTATATTTAAGCTTGCCAATAAGGCTCAACCTTATCTAACAGTGATTTTAAAACTTCTTCATTTTCAGGATTCTTTAGAAATGTCAGAACTTCGCTAGGGACTTTTCCTAATCTTATCCCACTATCTAAAGTTTCAATCCATCCTGTGGATTTTACAAGAATAAATCTATAAAACATAGCATCTTTTACTAAAGCTCTAATTTTAAGATCTTTCATATTGCTTTTTGCAGCATCAATGAAACTTTCAGCAGCGCGTTTTTTATTTGACTCACTTCCATCTCCTGAAATAAATCCATCCATATTTTCATACATGATATCAATAGATGTAGATTTGGTATATTGAACACTGTCTGAATCAACTACTTTAGCCACATACATTAATTTTGATTTATTTTTATCATATAAATCTTCTAATTTAGATAGTGCTCTATTCTTCAGCTTTTTATACTCAGTCCTAGTTGATACTGTTTCTTCTAATTGATCTAAATAAAATTTAGTAGGATTTGCTTTTTTCTTTGCGTCTTTTAATGATTTTGCTATCATTGAAAATCCTCCTGCATTAATCGCATGCAACTTTATTAAATCATAAGGATCTTTTACAGGATCTAAAAATACAGGTTCATTACCACATCTCATGCTTATTCTAGACCAAAATGAATCATTATCTGGTTTTAGTAAAGTTAATTTATTCCAAAAATCTTTATCTTCTGGATCTATAACATTTGCTGCTAATTCTGCTTCAAGTTGAGAAACAGCTTTTCTAATTTCTTTAATTTTAATTTCCTTTTCCCCCGGAGGTAGCATTTTAACTTCTGGTGCAAATTCATTAAGTCCTGTAACATATCTTTTAACTCCATTCATTTCTAAACAAGCTAAAGACTCTTCATGCCATACCCCATCATGGAGTGACATTCCATATGATTCTAATCCCATATTTTCTTTATCAGGATTAAAATAAGGGCGTACAGCTACAGTTTGATTTTTCCGTTGCTGATACTTTTCTACAATTGTGTAATTTTCCATTTTTGTTTGGTTTTTATAAATTATTAATCATCACTCAAATGTACATAATTATGTACGTTATAAATTAATATTTCTAATGCCGGCTTTCACCGGCAATAGTTATTTGAGCAATTATAAATCTGCGTACTTCTTATCTGTGTTTTGAACAGGTGCTGCCATTTCTTTAAGTGCCCCCGCTCTAGCCTTTAAAAGAGTATCTCCATATGAGAAAATTTTAGAGAATTTAGTTTGAAGAGCTGTTTTAAGCCCTTTTTCTTTAATTATTCTTCTATCTAACTCTGCTTGAACTTTTTTATCTGCTGTCTCGTCAACCTTAAAAAATCTGATACTAAAAGAAAATACAAATAATTCTACATAATTGGAGAAAAATTTAGGTGTTTTAATTTCCTTATCTTCTTTTTTATCTTCACATCTTTTCTTTGCTACATCTTCATTAATTTCAGCTGCCGCTCTTATATCGTCTGATTTAGATACATCTTCTTTTACAGACTTTGCTTCTTCTTCTCTAACTTTATAGTCAGTGCAATCAAACTCTTTTAAGTTAGCTAAGGAACTTTGTGCTGTAACATCCGCTACATATTTAAGATCTCTTGCTAACTCTAAGTCAACTCTTTGACCAGCTATTGTAACACCAGCTTCTTGCGGAGCTTTATAAGGTGACTCTACATAAGCTGCTTTATCAAACGTTACTCCAGCTGTTTTATTAAAAGACATTTCTTGGACTCTATCATCTCTGAGGGCTGCTTCTTTTGCATATACTTCTGCCATGATTTCTATTTTTAAATAATTGTTGGTACTACTCCTTCATAACAAAGGAATTCAAAATTTGCTATTACTGTTCCTGTAGCAAGTGCCCCAGGTCCACTTGGATTTGCAACTACCGATAAAGTAAAGTCTACAGTAGAACCTGATGAACTTTCGAGTATTGCTATTGAATCAGTTGGTTGTCCATTATTAGTAAGACTATCTTGAAGTTCAGCTCCATTTTGCAATACATTAATTACTTGAGAGCTTAAACTATTATCAGTACATGTTACTATTCCTTTTAATTCCCAAGGTAAGTAATAACCTTCAGCGCTTCCTCCTGCACTTGGAATACTAACACTAACTAATTCAGTAAGTTCATTTGAGGTTCCCTCAAGTGCTCCTATAATAGTTAATTTCCAACCTTCCTGTACAGTTCCATTACTAAATTCAATTCTAGTTGCTGTTTTTTGCAAAACACTAGATGGAAGCCCTGCTGAAGATGATTCAAATCTATCAGAAACTAATTGTAATCCTTTTTCTGCAGCTTTTCCTAAAGCGTTAACATGAGATAGCTTAGCCAATTGAATTGTGCTATCTCCTTTCTTTCCAGCTCGTATATCTTTTTGGATATATTTATCCGGGAAGAGGGCTCTTATTCTTTCTATAAATGATGCCATTTTTTTAAAGTTTTAAATATTAAACAAAAAAGGGGAGAATGAACTCCCCTTAATAATTGCCATTCTTAGAATGAACCTCCCGTTACTGGGTTTCTCATTACAATCTTTAACACTTTAGTTGGATCTTTAACCCAAATAGCTGGCATACATTGAGTCATATAAACTCTATATCCATTGAACTGTCCAGTAGAAGCAAACCCTTGAGTTCGTCCCATGTAGTCCATTGTACCATTTTGGTAGAACCACTTAAGTTGATTATCCCATGATAATTTCAACAAGTGAATGTTGTCATTTCCATTGTCTGTTACATCAAAAATGATAAAGCTAAATGAGCTAAGAGGACGACCATCAATTAATGGGTTCTCAATATCATTAGTGTGTAAGTTATCAAATGCTGGGTTAAGTACAAACTTAACATTAGCAAGGAAAGGAATAGTAAAGCTTGTGTAAGCAAAACCAAAGTCTAAGTCCATTCCTGATCCAGTTACTGCACCAATATCAGAAGCATTTTGAACTAATCCAGAACCATATACTTCATCAGCAATAGCTTTGTTGATTAATTGCATTCCTCCAATACCTGTTTGTACAATAAGCTGACGCTGTGGGTCTGGCCCTTTGAACTCAACTTTTCCTTGATAGAAGTTGTAAAGTTCAGATTTAAACATGTCAAGTGTAAATGCAGACTTATTGTATACTCTCTTAAATGAGTTATCCAACTGTGACCAAAGACCAACTGATAATCTAATATCATCTGGACCGTCTTGTCTGATTCTACCACCTTTACCCCACATAAGGTAAGTTTCAATATCATTTGCAATCTTAGAAAGATGCGCTGCTTCCATATTAGTTACGAAAGTTCTAGATAGTTGACCACTTTCAAATGCATCTCTAGCACCTGCTTTACCCATGCTGCTTACTAATTCTTCAATAGAAGAAACAGAAGGATTATTAGGATCTTGGTTAAAGTTTCTCCAGATCTCAGTTACAGGAACTGTACCATCTGCATTCATTCCTCCTTTGATCATAAGATCAGCTCTAGAAGAAATAGAATAGTGAACATGTGCTTCTGCTCCTCCTACAAAGTTGTAGAATTCACGGAAACCAGAACCCATCTCCATATCAGAGAATCTTTCACCATACTCACCTCTAGCAGAACCTTTTCTAAAGTATTTAGTTCCAGCTTCTAAGTAAAGATCAGCATTTAACGATGCTGCATTGTTATTGTTTACTAATTGAACAGTGTAAATAAAACCATCACCTGCAGGTATAATATCTTCTGCTGTAATGTACATTTCAAGTCCATTATACTTATCATAAGTAATAATGTCACCATGTCCAAAAGATCTTTTAGAAAGTTTAATTCTAAAAGTTGTACCATCTGCACCAAGCTCGGTATCTGCTTCAATGTTTTGAACGATAAAAGGTAAATCTTGGGCAATTGGTGTTTGCCATTTGTACTCACCACGCGCATTGTCTACCATAATTGTATTCTTTCCACCAAAGGAAGCCATTTGATATAAAGGCATTTCTACCTTTTGGGTCATAGCCCAAAGATCAACAGGTCCCATATCCATAGGCTCAGAAGAACCAAGCATATTAGATAAGTGATAAGAATCAATATGAGAGCTAGCCTTGTAGCTTGTGTCTCTAAGGAAAATTCCATTGTTTAATACTGGAGTTGCCATAATTGATTGTTTTTTGTTATTTGTTATTAATTATATATTTGATTGTTACATCCGTTTAAAAAAGTTATTAGGTCTGCTAATTTTCTTTCTATTTGGTTTTGTTTTCTTAGAGTCTTCGGCTGTTTGCTGAACTCCCATTGAATTAGCATTTCTATTAGCTTGTTCTGTTTTAAGTTTTCTAACAGTTTTTTCTACACTTTTTTGAGCTCCCTTTTCCATGATCTTAGACTTATATCCATCTGGATCAGCTAATAACCAAAGAGCCTCTGTAATTAAACCATAGTTTGGCTCCTGGAATTGGTATTTCTCTAACAAGTGACCTAATAAGTTTGTATTTTTTCCATTTACAGAAGGATATGCTGGCTGGACTAGACCGTTATATAATAAAGATTGAGTTCTTTTATCAATCTTTAAATCATTTACTTTACCTTCTTTTAATGTTTCATAAACATTATGCATATATTGTTTTGATGCTTGTTCTTGCTGCTTTTGTTTTAATTGCTGTTCTTGCAATTTTTGAGCAACAACTTTTTCTTGCATCTTATCTAGTTTTGGCTTAAACTTCATAGCTTGTTGTTCAAGTTTACCTAAGTCTTTCCAAATTTCAATTTCTTCATTTATCTCTTCTTGGGTTCCATATCCAGTAGTAGATAAATATTGCATTATAATATTTTCTTGCCCAGATTCAGTTGAAGAATCTAAGTCAAAAGTTTCTTCAGCTTGAGCTAAAGTTTTAAATAAACTTTTTAAATCAGTCCCACCATCTGCTACATACTGTGCAGCAACTTTTAATTCATTTGGCAAAGCCTCAAAAAATTGCTTAGGTGTTTCTCTCCTAACTTGATTTGCTCTTTCTTCTAGATTAGCCTCAATTAGATCTTGAAGATCTTTTGGTGAGTATTCTGATATTGGTTTATCATCTTCAAATGCAAAAAACTTTTCATCTTTTATAAGTTTATCAAAAACATCTTGAACTCCGTTTATAGGCTTTCTACCTCTAGTTTCTACTCTGTCTTCGTCAACTCCTTCAGAATCATCATCTGTATCATCGGCTATATCAGAAAGGATTTCAGCACCTTCTGCTTTAACTCCTTCTTCAGTTTTTTTGGTAACTTCTTCTGGTGCAACAACATCCTCTTCATCCATCCAGTCTTCTTTTTCAACTGGTTCAGTAAAGCTCATATCAGGTTTAGGATTAATAGGATCCATGATGTTAGGTTTAGCCTCTTCAGGAAGAGTTACACTATCCGCATCAGGACCCATTGGAAATACATCCTCTATATTGATATTTTCTGTTGTTACTTTAGTTTCCACTGTTTTATTTTCTTCACTCATTTTGTTGGTTTTAGTGTTAATAGTATACTATCATATATAATATAAGATATTCTTTTTAGATAAACTTAAATTATTTGAGGTTTATAAAAAGTTTTTATCAGTTATATAGCTAACGCAATAATTTTTATTTGCTAATTATGAAATTTATATTTAGTAGCATTATATAATGATTCGTGTCCTGCTGCATTTAAAGCCTTGTGATAAATACCGCAAATGTTTAACAATCCTCTAAATTGTCCAGCTGGACCCAAACCTTGAGTATTAAAGTATCCAATACTAAGAGATCCATCACTTCCTCCTATTCCAATTAAATCTTGACCACTAGGATTAGCGTTTGCAGTACTTACAAATTGACCATTTAAATAAAAATCTACAGTAGCTGGAGCTGTATTATAAGCCATATTAAAAGAACAAGATATCAAAGCCCATTTATTACCGACACTTGAAAAATTGCTAGATCTATTTGTGGCTGAAACTCCACTTCCCCCAGAAATTCTCTGAAGTCTAGTTTTATATATAATTTGAGTACCGTCTGGTGTTATACCAAATACTCCATTATTGTTTCTTCCACCAACATTTCCTATAGCAGTTGCACATAATCCCCAATTACCGTTTCCTTGATCAGGATCAACATCTGTATCTAAATTTATCCAAGCAAAAAGACTATGAGATAGAAGAGAAAATTTAGGCTCATCACCATCTGGATGAACACCTGGTCTAGGTGGTCTTCTAATTGGTGTAACAAATCCGCTTGTTAATCCAGAATCAATGCCATTAAATCTAAGATTTACACCATCATTAGTATTTGTATAATATTGAGGATTTTCATTATAGTTAGCATCACTGCATTTTCTGTTTTTATAAACATCAAAATCAACTCCTTCAGCGGTTTCAACATAATTTGATAGAACTCCTCTTTCCCACTGATGGCCGTATATAATTAAACCTGAAGTTCCATCACCTTGATATGTTGTATCTCCTGTTACATCAGCCATAAAAATACCCAGCTCAGTTCTTACTTCAGTAGTTTGAGTACTCTCATCAAAAATAATAGTATACCAAAACCTATACCAACCACCACCTAATGATTCTACACCTTGATCATAATTATCAGCATCACTAGCAATAATTGTTCCCGTAGCGGGGTCAACCGTTATAGAACCACTACTTGGATTATTAGCATTATTAATTAATAAAGTTCTAGATCCAGAAGAAACTTTTACATGTATAGAATGAGTATACATTTCATATGGACCCCCTTCAATAATTGGTGTTATTGGAAAGTCAAATCTCATCTTATGAGTTCTATCAAAAGTATCTAAAGATTCTGTTATAAGAGTTGTTGGATTTCCACTACCATCAGGTGCAGGAGTACCCGAAGCTGCTAAAGTTAAATTAGTAGGTGTTTGTGAACTAGGGCCATATGAAAAATCAGTTACTGGAGGACAAACATTTGAAAAAGTTCTTGTTCCTGCAAGTAAATTTTTACCACCCTGTGCAGTAGAATATGCATTTAATCCAGGAGATCTAGTTATAGGAGCATCAGGATCTATCCAGAAAACTAACTTATCTGTATCTATATTTCTTCTAACAGGAATCATACTGTAACATTTTCCATATTCTCCAATGAAGTAATATAAATTTTAGTACCATCTGAAGTACCTTTCATTAATGTTATATTGTTTATTACAGGTTGCAATGAATTGTTAGTGTACATGTTGCTACCAGCTTGTAATGTTACAATTTCTTGAGCTGTATTATCTATAATAAAGATATAATCACCTACACCTAAGTTGATCATTGATATTGTAGCAGGGCCATCTATTGTTATAATAAATGTATTACCTGCAGATAAGTCTAAGATTGTTGAAGTTGACGGTATATTTTGAGATACGGTATTTGTCCATAAACTAGCTCCTGCTGGACCAATTGGACCAATAGGACCTTGTGGGCCAACATCTCCTTCTACTGATAAAAAATCCCAATCTGTATTAGGAGGATCTGGTAAAACTGCTGGAGGTGTAGGAATTGGTATAGCAAATTTTGCTACATAACTAGAACCATCAAAAAATACAACATCTCCTTCTGAGTAACCTATTGTATTATCAAATGTGCCAACAAAGTTTAAACTTGCTGCACCTACTGGACCTGCTGGTCCTATAGGGCCTGTTGGACCTGTTGCTCCTGGAGCACCATCTGCTCCTGGAGGTCCAACGGGACCTTGCGGACCTACCTGTCCACCATTAGAACCAATATATTCAGAAAGTTCTTTTATTCTAACTGCTTTTGACTCAAGATCTGGAACATTATTTTTACTTATATCTTTTGCTATGTAGATAACATCATCCTCTTTTATAGCCGTTTTCTTTAAAAATAAACGTCTCTGTACTAAACCTAGTATTTCTTGTAATATCTGCATTATTATTTATTTTTCTTTTTTTCTTTTTTGGATTCAACGTCATATTTATTTTTATTCTCCCTTGCTATTTCCAAATTAGTTTGAGCAACTTGTCTCTGTGTAGCTAGTTTATCTCTATCTAAATTTAATTTCTGTCTACCTGTTTCCTGCTTCATCACGTTCTCTTCTCTTTTCATATCCATTTGCTCTCTATATCTGCTAGTTTCTTTTATATCATCCATAGCATCTTTAAAATCAGATACTTCATTTTGATTAATATCTTGACCAGCCCCGTATCCAGCAGATCTTATTTCTGCAACGGTGATATCTTTTTGTCTATTCTTTTCTGCTTCTTCAGCCTGAGCCTGCAATCTCATTTGTTCTTGTTGTTGTTGAGCTTGAATCTGTTGCTCTTGCATTTGCTGCTGTTGTTGCATTTCTTGCTGTCTTTGCTGTTGTGACTTTGCTTCAGTATCCTTAAGTATATCTGAAACTTCAGCTATTGATTCTGCTTTAAGTATGTTACCTAAATCATAAATACTAGCACCAGTAGTATTATTTTGAATAGCCATTTGCTTCAGTTGTTCTAATATTTGCCTATGATTTGTTTTGGTTGTTGCAAATACATTAAATTCTCTAAGTAATAAATCTGTACCATTTATTACAAAATTCACCTTTTCAGATTCTGTTGTAATATAACTAAGTCTAACACTAGGATTAGTACTATGATAGAATTGAGCTAAGTCAGTTCTCATTTGATGAACTCTTGGCATTAACTGATCAGAATGCTGATTAAAATATATCTCTGTTTGAGCATATGACTGATTCATTGCATTAACAACCCCTGTTGCTGTTTCATTGCCCATAGGTGAACCCATTCTTTGAGGATTTACACCAATAGCATCAAATGCTTGTTGCTTAAAGTAATTTGCTAATTGTATTCTAGACATTAATCTATTTGTCTGTTCTAGATTAAGAGTTTGATAATGATTAAAATTAGTAGCATTCTCAGTATTTGTAATAGAAGTATCTAAAGGAAGCATGCTAAAATCCTTCATTGCCGTATATGCTTTTGCATAATTATGTTTACCCCAATCTTCTCCCATTGAATGTCTAGGCAGTGCATTTTGATCAAACATAATTACAGTACCTAGCTCATCTACAAGTATATCAGCTATCTGGTTATTTACCATGTTATAGCCAACTTGATATGCTTTCATTAAATCTACTAATGATGTAGATTTTGTATTTCTATCTGAAAATACCCTACCTTCCATAGGCAATTTGCATCCATATAAATTATTGTCACCTTTAAATTGAAATGGTATTCTTCCAGGCTTAGGTCTATTTATTCCAAGATATATAGGATTAATATTGTCTCCCATATTAGATCTCCAAAATGCTGGTAAATTAGGTCCAATTTTTACACCACCACATACCTCGTTAATCCAAATCCAATCTATATGCTCACCCTCTAATAGATTTTCTTTACTTTTTTGTTTAAAGATTGTAGTATCATAAATAGGGTTTTCAGTAACCTTATAGTTTTCATCTATAATTTCTTGAATTATTTCACCATCTTTTTTAATTCTAGTCAGGTGTCCAAGTTTACGCTGTGTCTTCCAATATGTTGTGGTAACTCTCATTAATTCAGCTTCACCCCATATCGAAACATCATCACCTTCATTTAATATTTGACTTATGATATCTCCGCCTTTAGCCGGATCATCTGACCAGTTACTCACATACTGTCTGTATGCTAAACCTGGCATTTGAGTATTCCATTCATGAGATCTAGAAGGATCATAGTAAGATCCATCATTCTGCATACCATTTACCTGATATAACGCAGATCTTGCAGGATAAATTTCCTGAAGTGAATGAAGTTGCTTTTCAGTCATTAAATAACCATATTTATCAATAACATCTGAAACAGTCATAAGATCAATTTTTCCGCCATAGTTTGCATCTGAAATATATCTTACATCTGGAGACTTCTGATAAAATGTAAGTACTGGATTCCAAACCTCAATATCATAATCATCTTCCATCATTTTAAAATGCCAGAATTCTCTATCACAAACAAGTGAATCACGAAAAGCTCTTTCTTCAAGCTCTTGCATTTTGAATCTTTCTTCATCAACATTTCCCTGGTGGGTTGCCCACTCTTCAATCATACTTCTATAATCCATAGAAAAGAAGTCTTCTATCTCAGGAAGAGTTTTAAGATTTTCAGGAGACATTTGTTGCTGCGCTTCTTCTGATTGAGGATCCATACCCATTTCAATCATTTTAGCTAATAGCTTAGCCTCAGCATCAGCAAGAAGATTTTCTTCAACCATAGCCCTTTTCTGCTCAAGCATCTCATTATAAGATGTGTTGTCTACTGCTCTATATTGAACTTTGGAATATCTTTTTGAAAACTCTCCTGTTAATACATTAACTACATTAGGAATTATTGGGTAAAACTTTAGTTCTAATGCCGAATTATCTTCTTTAGTTAATACATCCATTAGATCCTTATAATCATTATCTTCTTCAATAATGTAGTCTGTTTTATCAATAATACCTTTTGCTAGTTTATAATTCTTTAGTAATTTTCTAGCATTGTGCCTTAAGAATTCAATACCTTGTAACTCAAGCCAATCAATATTCCAAGCATACCAGTCATCATTTTTCTTTTTCGCAGGTAGAAATTGTATGGGTTGAGTAAGACTAGATGAAGTTGGATAGCCCTCTCCTTTAGCTCCATTTTTTAGTTGTAATGCATTAAATACCTTCATGTTATTTTAAATTTTTAAATCCAGATCTTCGTTTTCTACCAGACATAGATTTTTTACTCCCCATATTTCTAAAGGGACTGTACTTTAATTTATACATTTTTTTTGACTTATCCAAAGAAGAAGATTCTTCTTTTACCTTTAAGTATCCTCTGTTTGCCTCTTGCACTTTAGCAAATGCAACTAAAGCGGAAAAAGCTACAAGCCTATCAACATTTAATCCAGGCTGATATTGCTTCATCTCCGTTAAAAGCATGGGATCAGGTATTCTTTCAATCCCTAAAGTTGAACTTATTATATTACCATCATCATCAGTTTCATTATTTATTTCCTCTCTTAAATATTCAATAGCATAAGATATAAGATGTGATTTAAATAATGTACCTGTATTTTTCCAACCATATTCCTGATACACATTCTTATTAGATCCTAAGTCTTTTAAAAAAACCATTTGACTTTTGGGAACTAGGTATTTCTGTTTCTTTTTAGAAACCATATAATTTATAAAGTGACTAATATTATTTTCAACCACCGTCCATGCATTATACCATTCGATTATTAAAAGAAGTTGCTCATGCGTTTTGTTTATATCATCATATCTTCCAGACCAAGCACATACAATCTTATCTCTTTCTGTAAATGTTTCAGGTCCATCTGGAGTTTCTCTTGTAACTTCAATTGCATTTTTCATTACAAATATAGAACACAAGGAATCAGATGTTGTAGTTTTACCTTCTGATACAGGGTCAATAGAAGCATAATATGCACCAAAAGGAGGATTTTTTATTGGTCTTTCGTATACTACCGGAACACCCCTTTTGTCTGACATCTTTTTATCTACCGGAAATGTTGATATAGGTATTTTTGTAGATCTTTTTGCAACAATTCCACTTTGATCTCTACTAAGTTCTATATGCTCATAAAAATAATCTTTATCTTCAATTTTTTTAAGTTGCTTAGATATAATACCTTGAGGAAATATTGATTCTTTTCTATAAGCAAATCCTTCTGCAATATTAGTTGGTTTCTGAGATATTCTTAATTGGTATTGTTCAGGATTTAGTTTATTTTTCCAATCTTCTCTTTCTATCATTATAGCTTCTAAAGCTTCCTTTACTTTAGAATTACCAAACTGATCTATGTATGGTGGCATTGACCATTGTTCGGGAATAAATAGTCCGGATAAACCTATAGCACCATCCTTGTCTAAAAGGTTTGTTTCAACCGCATATATATCATTATTTGTAGGATTAAGGATCATATCCTTAAGTGGGTTACATTGATCTAAATCACCTACAGATCCAGCAGCAATAAACTGACCTGTAGTTATCATACCAGAAGACATTGCAGGACGCAGGTACTCATATGTATCTCCCATTTTTGGAGCAATACCAGCCTCCTCATGAAAGAAGTAAGTTGTAGGTCCCCCTACTCCAGTTGTTGCATTCTTTTCAAATGATGCACCTTGTATCTTAGATTTTAACCCTTTACTTGTTTTTCTATTTCCGACTCTAACTTCTATTTGCTGTTGCCAAAGTAAAACTTTTTCCGGGTTACTTGGTCTATACCAAGCCGTATGCTCATTAAGAAAGTCTTTATATTCTTCTAAAAACTTCCAGGATCCTTTATCATTTATATAATCTTTTAAACTTGCGCCAATCTTACAAACAGATCCTTCTTCAAACCAATATGTATTTATAAGCTTACCCATATGAAAATAAGAAGATGCTATCTGACGTTTCTTAAATATGGCAGCATGTTTATTACTTAATTCTGCTATTAGCTCATATAAAGCCATATGATATTGAGCATCCCTCACTTTGGCAAATCCATATGCCTTTTCTTCTTTATCATATATAGGTAAAAAGTTTAACCACATATAATAATCTCTAGTTAAATACCAAGTCTTATCATTATTCTGATATATTACACCAAGTCTGCACTTTGCTTTTTCAGAATCCCAATATTTTCTAAAATCTTTGCCTCCATTGGGAGCATTTAGGTATATACCCTCCTTATTAAATTTTCTAGCTTCCTGATTAAATATTTTAGATGTTTCATCAAATTCATATTTACCAGGTTCCTTAAATAAAGGCAATAAAAAACCTAACCACTCTTGATCAGTCTCAAAAGTGGTTGTTGTCCAATCTCCATTTAAATATGTTGGAACTACTCTCACATTTCTACTATTGCCAGTATAGTATCAACATTAATAAGCTGGTGGTTTTTACCTTCATGCTTCATGCTTACTCCTTCTGCATATTCAGCATACTTAATAATATCTCCAGCTTTTACCGATGTTACATCTTGACCTACAGCAATTACATCCGCCATATAATCCTTAGCTGTATTTGGATTTATAATGTCAGTTCCTGGAAAAAACTGCTGCGGTTGTCTATCTTTAATTAATACTCTTCTACCTATTGGTGTTACTTTCATTGGTTTTATTTTAGATTTGATCGTAGGCCAACCCTTGACCTCCCCTTACTGATGATTGTTGTTCATCTTTTAAATCTTTATATGCTCCTTTAAATGATTGCCTAATGCTATCAAAGTCTTTAGCAACAGCTCTTATTTGGCTAATATTGCCGTCTCTACCATCTGTTATTTGCGTATTGGCCATATATGTTGCCATGTTGTCTAAAGCTTTCTTAATACCCATATATGCACGCATTGTAGGTGTTTCATATAACTTATAGCACATGTCTAAAGCTAATCTTATCTTACTATCTTCCGGGGATTCTTCAAGCTTTACTTCTTCTATAATAATATCCTCTTTTTCATGCTCTGGCAAATGAAAGAAAGGATTCATATCCGGATTAGGGCAGCTCATATAGAACAAGTATTTGAATATACTTAAATGACTATCTGGATACTCATCCATTATATCCTTTAAAAAGTTCAATGTGTAACAGTGATCTGTTAAAACAAGTGCTCCATTATCTATTTCAAAAAGTTTTATTAACATATTATTCTTTTATTATATACCAATTACCTCTTTTAGAAGTATAAGTTTTTTCTATTGGTTCTGTTAAGTTATATTTTTTTTGGTTTTCTAGTGCTTTGACTCTTCTACCACATATTAATAAACAACCTTTTGGAAGTTTATCCCAAACTTTATCATTTGTAGGTTTTGGTATACCTTCATTAGCATAATAAACTATAGTAGCTTTAGATAAATCAACATCAAGAAAGTCTTTATTTATAAAAGATACATTATCTATATTTAAATCTTTTAAACTATTTATAGATTCATTAAATCTTTCTTTATGCAATTCAATACCAAAAACCTTTTTTACACTGGTTTTACTAGCTATGTCAATAGCTAATTTTCCTTTTCCAGATCCTAAGTCATAAAATATATCTGATTCTGTTAAATTAGATTTAAATATATCAATAAGTTTATCTGTACCCTTATTAGTTATTTCACCATAAACACTGCCTGGAAAATCTTCGCTCATTTTATTCTCTTATAAGTATTGTATAATTAGTAACTAATATATCATCTCCACCAGCAGACTCCACCCACAGTTCAAAATAATCATTTTGATTTACTAATGTACCATATACTAAAGTAACAGCACCACCAATATCATCTACATCAGGTAGCTCTAAACCACTTGCTGTAATAACTGATCCATTTTGAGCAACATAAAAAGTATAATCATCTGTTCCTTTATCTTGCTTTAAGAATGATGCTGAAATGTGTATTGATACATAAACTTGTTTAGTTCCAGTGTATGTTGATCTTCCTGTAGCACTATCTACAGTAAATCTAACTCCTGCTTGTTGAACAGCACTTGTGCTTGTTATCAAAACTATTGTAGGTGTACCTGCACTTAAAGCAGTATTTGTAGTATTATTATTTACAGTAGTTACTGTACCTGAAGTAGAATTTAATAGTCCCTGATTAGCAAATATATCATATCCAGTAGTTTGTGGTTGAGAATAATCAGGTAAAAGAACTACAGGTACTTCTGGTAAGAATACTTTTCCTGTGGTCAATCCTACATTTACAAAAGCGTTAGAAGAAATTGTTCCAAATCCTGTAGTAGATCCTGCCGCTATTTCAATACCATTTTGAGTTTGTTGAGGATGTACTACACAACCATTAATATTTACTGCTCCAAATGATGCTATGTTATTGGGTAATAACTCTATCATAGAACAAGTAGCCCATCCTGATGGTGTTGGTATAGTAGATTCATCAAACCATCTGATTAACTCACAAGATGTTATTTCTATTTTAGATGTATCTTCAAACCTTAAACCAAAGTTTAAAGCTTTGATATAAAAGAACAAACAGTTATTTATATCTACAAGATCAAAGCCTTTGATATCCATAACATCATATGTACCTCTAAATTGACAGTTTAAAAATGTAAGAACCTTTAATCTACCCGCATTGTATGCTCCAGCATTAATATTAGTTGCTGATATAATTGATCCTGTTCCTCTAGTACCGGAAACTCTTATACCAGACATACCAAAGTTAACATCAGTTATAGTAATCATAGGTCCCGGAGCTTCCCATATTAAATGATCTAAGTTTCTATCTAGACCTATAATCTCAACACCTTCTACATTGCAAGTTATAGCAGAAGATATGTTTATCTCACCTCTGATTATATATGTAGTATTTGCTACTAGCGTTGAGGGTAAATCAGAAGATTCTGTAACCTCTTTAATTATTCTACTATTTACAGTCCTAATTTCTTTACCTCCATCCCAAGTAAGTGCACCACCTAATGTTGCAACTCTACCATCTGCTACAGTACCATCATTAAGATAAATATTTTCAAATGAACTTCTTATTTCTAAATCCTCATCTGCTCCAGGATTTAATTTTGCAATTGAAATACCCGTACCAGCAACAAGTTTGTTCTCTAAAAAATCTGCTGTAGTATCTGCAGAAGATACTTTTACTTTTGAGGGATCAACTCCCGGACCTATAGGTAATAGTGCTCCAAAATCAGCTGGTGTTAAATCTACTAAAACAAATTCTTCTTGACTTCCAAGCCATACTTGAGTTATAACATTTGATAATACTATATCTGTTGTACTAACATTGTGTAAAAAAAATTCTGAATAGGATGATACTAAATCTAAATCTATATATAACTTTTTTCTTTTAAGTTGTGTTATTGCGCTTGTTGGTACAAGAGGCATTGTAGATGCTGTGCTTTTTTGAGGCTGTGGTACTAAAGCAATTAATTGAAATCCATCTAACTCTACTATCATTATTGTTTATTTTTTATAAAGTTTATTAATGCAATAACCTCAGATTTAAGATATGGTAATTCATACATTTTTATTTCCTCTAATACAGGTTCTCCATTTACATGCTCATTAATAGGGTATCCGTTTTTATCTTCTCCTACTTGTTTAAATTTTACATGTTGAATTATAAGTTTACCTATTTTAAGTTTGGGGTTATGCTTTTTAATAATATACGCATAAATGCTGAGTTGTAAGTTATAATGGCTCAAATTACAGTCATCTAAGTGAGATACTGGGTTATATAACTTTTTAGTTATACCCTCCCAGTTTGTAAATCCTTTTTCTTTTATTTCTTTATTTGTCTTATAATCTGTAATATTAATTGTGCCGTTTACAATTTCAACTAAGTCTGCTTGTCCGCATAGTTTTGCAGACTTTAAATAAACTAAATGTTCTGGATATACACCATCTGGAAGTTTCTGATTAGGTGCTGTCTTAATACCTTCAGCATCTACAATTGGCTTTACTATTGGTACTTCTACACCGTCTCTTTGAATAGTCTTAAAATCTAGCATATCAGCTTCTCTCTGATTATGATACCAATTACCAAGTTTAATTGCTCTATTCTTTTCCCCTTCCCAAGCATCTAAAATTTCTTTTGGTGTCATACCGTACCATTTAGATCTTTTATTTCTAGATGATTTTTTTGCTTGTGTTTCACCATCAAAAGGTTCTTTAAACATATTAACTAATGATGTAACGCTAATCCAATCTATTTGATCATTATCGTTACTTTCATATATATGACCTTCTTCTTTAAATATTATTGCCATTTAATTTTCTTTTTCTAGTTTATTATTTAAAGCATCTTCTTCTTTTTCACTCATAACCGCATCCCATTTTCCAATAGGACATTCAGTAGATAATGATCTTAATTTTAATCCTAAAGAACACCCGCAATTACCACAACAAGGTTGAGTACCTGGAATAGCACAGTCATTTCCTTCTACATCTAAGTATTCACATTTAGAACATTCCTTCCATCTTAATGCGGCTTCTTCTTCTATATGTTCTTTTTTAAATATATTGTTCTTTATGCCTTCAAGTATTTCTAGACCCGTCCTAAATATGCTTTTACTTTTTTTCATTTTTAAAATTTTTTCTATCTATGATTGATTTCTCTATTTTAGATAATGCGCTTTCTAGTTCTTTGATTTTATTTTGCGTAATTATTGTTTTATCATACCCTTTATATGTAGTCTTTTCTAGATTACCTAGATAACTTTTATTCTTTTTTATTGCTTTCTCCACTCTGACTTTACGTAGTGCAAATGTCCCAAGACCATCAATAAATATTCTATTACTTTCTAGTGATGATAGCGCCTGTCTAACTTTATCATAATAGAAGTCTATAAAATCATCAACAACAGATTCATGAACTTCAACTTTTTCTGCAATCCCCTTTCTAAAATTTTTATGTTGTTTTGGATTCATTCTACACCTAATACCTTATAGTCTAAATATACCGCCCCTTCAGTTTGAAGTTTGATATCTTTAGATATACTTACAGTTTTTTTATTTGTACCATTTTTATTTACAAGACCTTTCTTTTCAGCTTTTGTTATAGCATTTCTAGCTGATTGTGGACTTTTAAATATATTATTTGTTACAGCAATTTTACAAAAATCCGTAAGCTCATGTTCACCTAATAAAGCAAGTTCTGATAAACAATTTAAATCTGCATTGCTTATTTGTATATTACTAAAAAAACAGTGCGTTAATATTTGATATCTTATAACTTCTTTAGTAGTAGTCCTTACTTTTTTTTCAACTTTATTTACAATCATTACTTTAAACTTAATATCATATCAATCATATCAGGATCTGGATAAATATCCATCTTACCTTTTCTAACATTCGTATGAGATAGTAAACCTTTTATTTTTCCATAATAAGCATCCTCTTGAAATTCAAATGCTTTTACTGGACCATGCTTCTTTATAAGTTGTTGTAGTCCTATTCTCATGTCTATCCCATCTCTTTCCTGTATGTATTTAAGAAGCATTTCAGTTTCTTCAACTTGACTAGACGAGTACTTGTGCCAAAATTTTCTACGTCTAAAAGCTTTTCCCAATTCAATAACTTGATCAGGATGCGCTTTTTTATTAACGTAACTTTTATGCTCATCATCTAAATAACCTATAGAACATATCTCTAGCCCAATAGAGTGCCTATTCATATATCCAGATCCGGTTTTACCTAAATGCCAACCATATCCATCTTCTGGAAAAGCTTGTACCATAATCCCATCATACTCATCATCACCTGTTCTATAGTTTTGACCCCCTAGAACAAATTCAGTAGCTACGCGTCCCCGATTATCTCTACCCCAATGATCTATACATGCATAAGGATTACACCCTCCCGCTGTATGATGTAAAAACATATACTCATTCTTTCCAAATTTATTAAGATACTCTTTAGAACTTAAATAATATTTGTGTATAGTTTGATTATAATTAGTCTTAAAATACTGACCCTCTACATCTGTATCTTCATCAATATCTTCTTTAACATATTTAGTCAATAATAATGCAGCCCATGTTTTAGATCCAACAATTCCATCAACGTGTAAATTTTTTGAAAGCTGAAGTTTCATGACAGCCTTTTCTGTCTGGGGTCCAAACTTACCATCAGGAACAATGTTTAATTTATTTTGCAACTTTATAACATCAAATCCAGAATCACCTTTTTTTAAAAGTTTATTCATTACATTCTTTTTAATTTTTTGGCAGATTCTGCACTTTTATTAAAATCTTTTTCAATGGTTTCCTCTTTTTCTGGCTCCGGTTCTTCTGATTCCATGGTCTCATAAGCATTTGCTAAAAATGCCTGAGCTTGTAATCTTTTAGCTCTAGATTCTTCAATCTGAGTCATTAGTTCCTCATATTGTGCTTGAACCTTTAAATGAGGTATTTGAGCTTTGTAGAACTTTGTAATATCCGCTCTTCGTTTAGCAGCTTCTTCTGTAGTTAGTGTTTTTTGCGCATCTTCCGCCATAATATTGGTTTTTAAATTTAAACCAAATATATAAAAAAAGTTTAACTAATAGAAGTTTAAGGTCTAATTATTTTTGTAGTACCATTTTCGGATTTGTTTATAATTAAACCCTTGTAGTATTTATCTACTTCCTGTCCCAGTATGTTGTACGATTTTGAATCTATTCCTCTTTTGCGATAAATAGATATAGGATACCACGATTGCATGTACCCATCTATGTCAGTTTGTTTCAACCTATAATACACATGATTATATATTACAGAATAATCTATGTATTGATACTCTTGCAAGCTTGTAGAAAATCCTGCTGCAGGTATCTCATCAATTAAATCCCAGCTTTCTCCATCAATAGATCTAAATAAACTAAAGTAGTTACTATTATACTCAGATGCTGTAGACCAATCTAACTGAACACCGTCATCTAATAACTTTGCTGTAAAGTCTAACTGTTCTACTGGTAAAGGTGTGGGATCATATATGCTTAGGAATTCTACATGGGAGTACTTACCGTTTATATTACCAGATCCCCCGGTTGTATTTAAAACAAACGCAAGAGCAATCGTTGTAGTGGGTAAAGTAACTCCATAAAACCCATTAAGATTAGATATGTCATAGAAAAACCAACCGTTGTCATAAAAATACAATCCAAAAACATCACCATTACGGACATCACTCTCTTGGCTCCAGAGTAACTCAACTGTAGACCATGTGCTGAAATCATACATTGGACTTTGGAATACATAGAACTCACCCGCCAAATAGTTTCCTGTAATATTAAAGCAAAGATCACCAGCATGGGAACCAGTATTACCTCCGGGACTAGTCCACTCACCAATACCATCAAAACTATCAAAGGAGTCATCAACTTGTCCATAACTTAAAAACGAAATTAAAAATAATACAATTAACCATCTCATTATTCTGGATATTTTTCTTCCATTAACTTTTGTAATCTTGCACACCTTAGATAATACTCAGACTCATCCAGGCTCACGTAATAATCAATAATTGATTTTAATTCATCTTTCCTAATTCCTCTTTGCGGGTCATATGCAAGTAGAGTACTAAATGCAGAACCACCCCCATCTTCCAATAGTTCCTCAAATGTTATGTTCTTCATCAAAACCTCAAATGAATTATCATATGCAGTCTTAAGCAGTCTACGTTCTAAAGCCATTCTCTCCGCATCAGATAGACCTTCAATGTAATCTTCTGGTTCTTCTCTTTCTTCCATGAGTATCTTCTTTATATAGTAATATACGTATTTCTGTCCAGCCCCCCAACGTTTCCTTTCAAAAATATACCCCCTCCCTAATTTAAAAAATGTGTGTGTTGCATGTGCATAGGGTCCTAGCATTCTGCTCCCCGCCTAATTTTTGAGTTGGGGGGATCCCCGTTAAATAACTCAATAACTAATTCGCAAGACTCATATGGAAAGGAAATTGACGTGGGGAACCACAATGCCAATTGCCGACTTCTTACGTGATCAGGGCGCATCAAAGATGCAAATCATCCGTTCCCCAAAGACCGGTAAACGCTTCTTTGCTGTCCCAGGCACGTCCGTGACTGGCGCTATCAGTGATAAGGTTGAGGCCTTATCTCTGGAGCTTACAGTCTCAGAGGTCACAAGCGAAAACGGTGAAACGTTTTTACTTGTTTCTAAGCCATCTGATAACAACGTGCTCGGTGAGCTAGTGTTGTAATCAGGCTTAGAGGCCAACCAATACTGCGCTGAAGGAAGTAGGCGGAAGTATTGGACTTTGCTACACTACACTGACTATAGTTACGGGGACGAGGAGCCCACGTAAAATAGCGGTGTAGTGCACCACATTACTGACTAATAGCATGTAGTTGTAAACTATATTGACAGGGTTCAGAGAGTGACGTTAAACATCTGGTAGAGAAAGATACCGTCAACACATGCTAATCATTAAATCCACTCATTGCAACCTATAAGCAGGTGATAGCGCTTATACGTTGCAGTACGGATTATAGTTTCTAACTTAATACCACAAGAACTATGTATATAGGATCTAACGGCTGTGTAACTCCATTGGAATGGGTTCGCAATGAGAACGCCTAAAGTTCTCAACTATTGGGTTATCCGTTCATAAGAGCGGATAAATACCCATATTGGTGCTTACTTTAGCACTTAAGCCCTTAAACTTTTAAAATACTAGACCGCTACTAACTATTTGTACGTGCGTTTATTGTTTTATGGGTGACCCAAATAAACCCTAGATTCATGGGTAGTATGAATCATAATCAATTGTTGCTGTCTAATTATATATATGGCTACAATCCACTCTAATACCACAACAATGAAGAACATTGCACACTTATCAATTGCAATTCTTATGATGGGAGTCTCTACTATGTTTGCTTATGGCTTACATGTAGTATTATCTATCTAAGAAGAGTACTTACCTATAGGTTAAATGTCTTAGTACCTGGGAATAGAAAAAATCTAAAGACAAAATTGCCAAGAGTTAGGGGACAGTCCTATGCTGGGAGAATCTAGCTAAACTGACTCTTGGACACCATTAATTAACCTTAAACCACTTACTATGGAAGATTATGATGAAATAAAAGCTCTCTTTGGAGGAGACCTAAAGCCAAAGAAAGATCTTCTTAGAAGATTCAAGAGAAGTTATATTGTCTCTACTTATAATTCACATGAGTGGATTACTACTCAAAAAGCTTTCTGTAAGTTGTTTTTGAGAATTCAGTTGCACCGTAGAGGTTACTCTGCATTAAAAGATATGTTCTACCCTTCTCGTAAGGTTTCTAACTTTCTTCACAAAAGGTTCAACCTGAACACTTACAATTTCAATAGTGATTGTTCTATTGAAAGACATCGTCCTGGTACAGGGCAGATAACGCACCACAGCCCTTGGCATGATTGTATCTAACCAAGGGAATAACCATATTCCAATGAGTGAGTTGACCGTAATGGGGAAGCAAGTGCCAATTAGCACAAGCTTCCTCAGAGATGGATGCTCACTTTTTTAACCACACTAAACTAACGCTTATGAATAAAGAATATTCGTTAAAAGATATGTTAGCATTTGCTGATCATATCAGAACTCGGTGTATAGAAGAGTCTAACCATAACTATCCTTTCCCTGATATCAAATTGGAATTTAGAATATGGTCACAGAAATTTTATGCTCCTAACAACTCAGAATTTAAACCTGAGTTAGTTAAATATGACATTGGAAATAACTTCCAAGAAGATATGATTAATGATATGTTTGATGACAGTGATATGCATCCATATGATTAACAAAAGAACGGGCGCAGAAGCCTTGAGATTTGATCACCTCATCCCTTCTGTGCTTATCCAATTAACAATTGCAACGAGGAGCCAGCATGACTGGAAAATCTGCTTTAAAACGCCTCTCTGTAACGCAGGTACAACTATTTGATTTATCAAATGACTGCCAGGTAGCATCGTTGACATTCGTGTCTTAATGCAATTGTTATTAATTAACAACGAAGTGCCTTGCCAAGGCTAGTCCTGCAATGAGGATGAAGGAAAGGGAATGGTAAACCCATCAACGTATATCTGGACAGGCCAAAAACACGTTCGAACTACAAGCAATCACTAGAAATAGGAGGTTGTCTCATTTATGGGGGTAGGAGTGTAGTCTGGATGAATTATAATTAATGGGGCAACTGCTTACCTATAGAAAATATAAACCTTAATAGTAAGTTAGATATTTTAACATGCAGTATATGAAAACCAAACTTTTTGTGGGATCGTGACCCACCACACTACATACGTAGCAAAACAGAAGAAGGCTAACTGCCTTCCCGTGTCTTTATTCTAGTTAAGTGAGACCTGAAAAGCATACTAGAACTAAGGTGAGAATCCTTGGAACGTTTAACATTACCGTGACTTATGTCTATCCTTGAGGTAGCATTAGTGTCTAAAGAAATGTTCGTCAGCCATCATGACGTTAAGATAAACCAGTAATGGGATAAAATGGGAAGGGCTTGTAGTTAACCTTCCTGTGATGTATAGTTCGCTATGCATTTTATAGAATGGCAATATAATATCTGTATTACGGCAGCAATAAATCCCACGGGTTTGTGAGTAATACAGAGAGCATGACAGGCATTGCTCTTGAGACTGAAAAGTCAATAAGAATTGTATTGGATAATGGTAGTATAGTGTTGTCGCACTTGAAGCTGTTATTAGACTGAATACACTATGTGCTAGGAGAAATCCTGTGTGTAAGTATGATGTTAGCGAGTAGCCTTGACAAGCAAAAGCAGACGGGAGTTGTAATCTAAAGTTCTCAAAAGGAACCATGGTTATGATAACTCCGAGCGTCTTCCGTTATTACCTGTGCTATATATAACTTAAACAAGAAAGATTTATAAGCAAAATTAGTTTGGAGACTGTTGTGTATTATTGGTGGGTGACCTAACGATCCCATTGGTATAACAATGTTCTTATTCCTCTGTAATATGGGGACATGTGATAGCCGCAAGCTAGATCGTGAATGAAGCTATTAATATCTAACTAGCAGGTCGCAGCCTGTTAATCCTGTCGCAGGGAAGTTGGTATGAACGTGAATTTATATCCACAACAGTAGTTATGCGCGGACATATCAAACCGTGAACATGTGTAGTACAATTAGAAATAGTTGTGTGTGATAATAGTGGAAACACTTATCAATCTGCATATAAAAGGTCAATCACTCAGCCTTTTAATTTATATGGCAGTACCACATAGGAATGATAGCTCTTATGATGGCCCTGGAATGTATAGGTTCGAATCCTATTACTGCCACCATATTCACTCCAAAACCAAACATCATGAGAAATTTATTTGAAGATGCAATGTATTTGTTTGATATGAAATTAGATCAACCAACTATTTTTAAGAGTATAGCTGATCCAAGCTATGAGTTACATGTTTTACCAACATTAGAATATCCGTATGATGAGCTTTTTATAAAGCATCCTTGTGGAATTAGATTGTTGACGTATATCATTAAAGATGGAGACTTATTAGAGAGAGATGAAATGAGTGGTAACCATATGGATAGCAATTATTTCTTTGAAACTCTAAAGTGGTTTAATGAAAATCCAAAGAATTACATAGACATAGTATACAATCAAGAACTGACTGTCAAATCAGTATAATACTTTGACAAAAATGTACACAGGAGTGTCAGCTATTGGCACTCCATTTTATTTATAAACTAAAACCACAAAATCATGCCAAATCCTAATGACTTAATATTTGATGTTCCTAATGGATCTTATTACTTTGAATTTAGTAATGGAGTACATCTTAAAGGAAACTGTTCTTATTTTGATAATGCTAAAGATATTAAAGAAGAATGTCTTAAAGAAGCTAAAGATAAATATGGTAATGATATATATATCGTACATCATAGAATAACCACATTAAATTAATTATAAATCAAAACCACAAAATCATGCTAAAAATTATAAAAGAACTAATTGAAGAATTGGAACTTAAATTAATACATAAAGTAGTATTGGGTTCATATTTTATAGCATGTATTGTGATATGCATAAAGAACATAATTTATTTTATTAACCACTAATTAAATTTAATTAAAACTTAGAAAACATGGTAAATTCGAAGCTCGTATAGGGGCAATCACACAACATGAACTGGGATGGATAATGGTATCAAAAGGAATCCATTGATATCACCATTTTAATTTCTATACAAATAGAACCTTTAATTATGAAAAAAATTGTAGTAACACAGCAGGAAATTCAAGAGGCTTGTAAAAAACAAGTCTATAGGAATAAAAAGAAGTATTATCGTAAAAAAAAACACAAAAATGAAAAAGAGAACTAATTATTTAAAAAGCTTTGATGCTTCAAGAGTTTTATTATATGGAGCGCTATTATTTACATGTGCATTTGTAAGTCCATTTTACATTCAAATATTTGGAGGACCAGAACTCATCAACACAATGCCATGGCCATTTATTGGTTGTGGATTTATAGCATTAACATGTATGGTTATGCATAAGTATACTGATAGAATACAATTTGAAGAAGTTAAAGTAAAAAGTAAAAAATGAAAAGAAGTATGAAAAATTTCTGGCTAATGCTTATAGTTATATCAGTAGCCGGAGCAGGATTATATGAATTAAGTATTAACGTATTTGGTGTATTAGCCACATATCAAGCAATGTTTGTTATTGCTTGTGTATCAATGGGTATAATATTACATCAAGAAAATAAAAAACAAAGAAATGGGTATTAGAATAGACGTAGAATTTGGATGGATAATAGGATTAGGAATCGGAATTGAAAGAAGAGGTTCAAGAAAAAAACTTCATGGGATAATAATTTTACCATTTATGGTATTAGAAATATACAAGAACTAATGAATATACAAATATTAGATTCAGATCGTTTTGTAAAAAAAGGAGGTAAGATTGAAGTCTTGCCTCCTATAGATAGAAGTAAGCCAATTGAGTTATTATCTGATGATGTAATCATAGATGCATTAACACGCAGCAATAAGTTAAGAGAATTAGCTATAGAGTATAATTATATATTTATAAGAGATAAATATAAATCAGATTTAGATTATTTAAAATATTGCAAAAGTTATGGCTAGTTATAATTCAAATGAACCACAGGTTGACTACATATACACAAAATTTGGAATAGAGTATATAACTCCTAGTTGGGAAATAGCAAATTTGGGATCATCAATAGATGGGGATCCTATATATCAAATAAGTAATGGTGAAAAAACCATGGTTAAATATTAATAAACAATAATTATGAAAAAAATATTATCAAAAAATCCAGCATTAATAGTTATGAGCTGGTTTGCTGCAATTACTATTATAGCAGCATTATTATCTTCTTGTGGAGTACACTATGTGCAATGTGATGCATATGGTTCAAATAACAAGAAACAGCATTTAGATTTGAAGTCTAAATATAAATTTAAAATTACTAAGGACGCTAAAGAAGAATTTTTAGCTAACAACAAGTAAAATTATTAATTTTTAATGAGCTTGGTATATGCTAAGCTCATTATATAAAGCCGTGATATGGAAAACTTCCCAAAACGCAAATTAAGTGATAGAATTATAAAGTTTGATAGAAATAAATTGTTTAAAGGACATTGCGGAGAACTATATTCTTATGGCAATAAAGAGATAATTCTTTCAAATAACTATTATTCAGGAAATGTAACAAATAAATATACTGTAGAAAAAGGAGTTACTGAGTCGTGTGCTAATATTAGACATAATAATCCAAAATGGCTTTGTGATAAACTTAAATCTTTACAATTAGCTTTATATAATGGTATTACTTATGATTCTGGATACTATTTTATTCACATAAGTTTGGATTATATTGAGTTACAAAGCCGTTATGTAGATGAAGGAATATCATTTAGTAATCATTATGATAACATTAGAGAATTAAAAAAATGTAAAAAAGATCTATCATTATTTATAAAAACTTTAAAGAATACTACTATAAATGATATTAAGAACAATATTACTCTTAAACACAAAGTTAACCCGCTTAATTTTGAAACTTATGAGATGAATAATGATTTTATGGTAAAATATTCCGGTATATCGTAAACAAACAGTACCAGTATTATATAACTTTAGGTTGATGAGTGGTAACCTGTAGATGGGGCATTGGAGTTTGTGGTAAAACCACTGCCCCTATCTACTAAATAAAAAGATAATTAGAATGAATAAAAAAATAGTAGATATTCTTTTAAAAGAAGTTTTTAATGAAAATCATCCTGGTATACAACGAATTAAAAAATATTTTAGAGAAGAAGTTATAACTAGCCAAACATTAAATATGTTGGCTGAAATAATTGATAATCCTTCTTGGGAAGAAATGTATCCAGGTGATTATTTTAAAGTAAGTTTTGATGAACTTAGTAAAAACATAGATGAGGTAGAATATGATAACCTAATAGATCTTGGTTTAATTGATGATGGCTATGTTTATGGTAAAATAGTTATGTCTGACTCATATAGTAGAAGTGTTCATAAACCTTATTACTGGAAAATGAAAACTAGAATTTATTTTTGTCATGATTCTGAATTTGTTGAGTTAGATTATGACTTAGATACATATAAATTGATTAAAGTAGATAAATCCAAAATTAAATTTCTTAAAAATGGCTGAAATATCAAATGAATTATTAGAAAATGAATGGATAACTTATAATGGTTTAAAAAATTTCTTAAAAGATAAAAAGTTATCCTTTGGAGAAGAAATGAACTCAAAATATAGATTTAAAGATGAATCACTTAAAAGCATGGATGATTGGGATGCATATAAGTTAATAAAAGGAAAATATACAAGAAGGATAGATGATATTAAAAAAACATGAAAAGATTCGGTATAGTTAATTATGATATAATGACAGATCCAGATATTTCAATTCAATCAAAAGGTTTATATGGAATACTCTGTTGTTATGCTAATAAATCTAGATCCTGCTACCCATCAATAAATACTTTAGCTGATATATCAAATAAAAGTACAACTCAAATATCAACATATATTAGAGAATTAAAAGATAAAAAGTACATTAAAAGAAATGGCCGTTTTATTATTTTAATGTAGTTAGCTATATTATTACAAATTATTTTTAAATAAGATTCCTTTATTAGTACATATAAGCTTGGATTAACTCGTTTAATTGTTATTTTTGAATAACACTTGATTAAATTTAAGCATGATTGTACAGTTACCAAATGGCCGAGTTGTTGAATTATCAGTTGAACTATATTTAGATTTGACTGATGAGGAAATTAATGAGCTAAATGGCTTAGGAATACACTATACAAAAGAGTGCATCAATCCGTTTTATCAACCATTTAATGAAAAATCATCTGAAGCTAGAAAAGCAGCAGAAGAAGACCAAGATTATGAACCTGGTCTAGATGAAATAGATGATTTTGATAAACTTATTGATCCTGACTTTAAATCAGATGATGTTTAAATACATCTTTTATTAATTATTAATTTTTTTAAAATGTCACAAGAAAATCAAGTAACAATTGTTGCTGATGATAACGGTAATGTTATACGTCAGTCAAAAAACAATCCAGATTATGGATTTGTAAGAGTAACCCAAGATGCCGTAACATTCGGTCCAAATGGATGGGTAAATAAAAAATCAAGAAGTGCATTAATTCTTGGTAAGATGGAAGATTTAGTTGATATCGGTCTAGATAAAATGGCTACTCTTCCTGGTAAAATTGTAGTTAAAGAGTCTACAGAACCTTTTAGTGCAACAGATCCAGATAGAGATCTTAAAATTGCAGGTTCAACAGGTATTATTTGTTGTACTGCAGATGGAGAACCTATTTATAGAACATCTTTCTATGATGCATCTGGTCTTCAGCAAGATTCTCTAATTCCTCACGCAAATGGTGATGCTATAAGAGAAGCAAATGGAAATGCTCCAAAAGCTGAGCCAGTTAAATCAGAACCTAAAGCTGAAGAAGCTGAGATAGAGGAAAATGATGAAGTAACAAATGATGTTGAAACTGAAGAAGAAACATTTGAATTATAAAATCCAATTTCCGGTGATTATATAAGTCCTTTATGGCATTGTATCCACGAATTGGGCACTGTAAAGTCAGTGATATTAAGCAAACTAACAAGGTATGGTGGTATGTAAGTCAACGCACATAAGATGCGGCAGTACGTAAAAATTCCTACTAAGACACCTAGCGCACCTTGTTTATTTTATTCACCACCTTAAATTTTTAATTATGAGATAGTCAAGAAAGTTAACATTGAACACACAATTATGAAGAATTCCTTCGCAACTAGAGTCTTTGTCAAAAGAACTCCAAGAGGCGCAAGTAATACTTTAGCAGAGCATCTTAGAAAAGAGTTGCAAAAACAGATTAATAGGTATAAAGTATCTATTAATAGAAAAGTTTTTGTTAAAACTCCAGAAGAGAAGGCCAAGTTAAAGATTGCTAAAGCCGAATGGAAAAAAAGACAAGACATCTTGACAAAATCCTAAAAAAAAGGTGGGCTAGTGCTGAAATAACCATAAGGCACATATTTTTTAACTAAAACTTATATATTATGTTATCACCAGAACAAAAAAAAATTTTAAATCAGCAGAACGCAATTGAAGACCTAAAAAAAAGAGAAGAAAGATATATGTACTATGGTATATATGAAGCGTATTGTGCTAACAAGTTAAATATTCAAAGTTTAGAATATACAAAGTTAAATCCAAAACAACATTTTATGTTTAAACGTGTTCTTCACGGATTAAATGTTTATTCCAAAGAAGAAGTGTCTAAAATGCACTGGGATAAAAAACGTAGAATTAGAAAGGTTTGGAAAAGAGGTCAAAATACTATTAATGAATGGAAGCAAGTGATTGTAAACCAGAGATCTAATGATATTTTAAGGCTAACTTTTGGAAATAAAAGTCCTCTCATCAATAATATTTTAGATGTACCTGTTACAGAGGTAGATACTAAATATATTAATAGAACTAGGTTAAAAGATTTAGGTTTAACTTATGAAGATTTAATACTTAGGTTTATAAGTGTAGGTCTACTACCTAAAAACTTTTTAACTGTAAAATGAAAAAAGTTAGTAAAAAACTTGCGGGTTTACAGAGGGAATACAGCAAGCTTCGTAAAGAATGGCTTGCTGATCGCCCAATGTGCCAAGCTAAAATTCATAGATGTTCATTAAAATCTACAGATGTACATCATAAAAAAGGTAGAGGAAAGTATTTATTAGATATAAATACCTGGCTATCAGTATGTAGAAGTTGTCATAATTGGATAGAAACTCACCCTGAAGATGCAAAAGAATTAGGGTTTAGTATATCAAAAAATGAAAAAGATGAATATAATTAGAAAGTACCTGGGGCCACCAAAATTAATAGCAATATTTGCTTTATTTATAATTTCATGTGGTGCAATGATACAAAATACAAAACAAAAAATAAAAGAAAAAAGTCCATGTGATTTAACATTAGAAGACATGTATTATATTGAGTCTGATGCTCAAGAAATAATTGATGTTATAGAAACACACAGACCTTTAGATTCAGCTGATATAAATATCATAGTTGAAAGAGCAAACTTAATTTTAGAAACTATAAAATAAACTTATGAAAAAATCAAGAATAATATTAATGATATCATTTATTTTAATTGGAGGAATTTGCATGTCCCTAAATAAATGTATAACGTCAGATGCAATAATGGATATTCTCTATGTAAAAGAACCTTTACCTGAAAAAGTAAGCAAAGAAAAAATAGATAATTCTTGTTGCTTGGAAAAAGCTGCACTGCATGCTGAATATCAAACTGAGATGAATACAACATATGATGGAAGTTATAAAGCAATAGGATATCCAGGTGGAGATGTTGGTTATCGCATAGGTGTTTGTACAGATGTTGTGATTAGAGCTTTGAGATCTATAAATATTGATTTGCAAGAATTAATTCATAATGATATGAAAGCAAACTTAGATATATATAACAAACGTTATAGAACTACAGTTGTTGATAAAAATATTGATCATAGAAGAACTCAAAATATACAAACATACTTGACTAGAATAGGCGCTAATATAAAGGTTCCTCAATATGGTTATCAATATGATGTTGGTGATATTTTATTTTGGGATATTGCCGCTGGTCACACAGGAATTGTAGTTGACAAAGTTAATTGGGAGGGTGATTCACATTTAGTTGTGCATAATATAGGAGGCGGTGCTCAGTATGAGGATATGCTAAATTCTTGGCCACCTGATGAAGTTTATAGATTAACCCCTGCAATGATTAAGAAGATGCAACTAGATTGCACTTTTGAATATGATATTGATAAAGATTTTATGTACTATGGAAATTAGTAGGGAAGGTATACAAGAAATAGCTTTAGAAATAACCCTAGGTCACAAACGTTGTGGCTTAGGGATTTCTATGGGTGTAGGTAAGACTAGAATAGCATTACAACATCTTATAAAGAATTATCATCCTGTATGCAAATATTTGGTTGTAGTACCAAAGAATGCTGTAATAGATTCATGGAATGATGAAATGGAGAAGATGGCAGATCAGTTTAAAGATTTATCAGATGAGTATTATGAGATAGATTTAGAAGTTATCAAACAACAAATTGTATTTGTTAATTATAGATCTATAAACAAACTTGATCCAAGTCATTATAATCTAATTTATTTAGATGAGTGTCATAACTTATTATTTTCACATGAAGAATTTCTTAAAAACTATAATGGGAAGATTTTGGGGCTAACTGGTACACCACCTGTTAATAAAGGATCAGAAAAGTATAGTATGGTCCATAAATACTGTCCAATAGTATATAAGTTTTCAGTAGATGATGCAACAGATAGTAAAATACTAAATGATTATAAAATAGTTATACATCAATTAGAATTATCTAAGTTACCAACTCTTCAAAAGAAAAATAAGAGTGGTGGAGTATGGTATACATCAGAATTTAAAGACTATGGTTATTTAAACAGGCGTTGCCAAGAAGCTATGAGTGGAAAACAACAACAAATGGCTGCAATTATGAGAATGCGAGGATTGATGGAATATACTACAAAAGAAGAATATCTAAAAGGCATTCTTAAGAATATTTCATCTAAGTGTATTATATTTGCTAATACGCATAAACAAGCAGATAGAGTTTGTAAGCATAGTTATCATTCAGGTAATCCAAAATCTGAAGAAAATTTAGAATTATTTAGTGATGGAAGAATTGATAAATTATCTTCTGTATTACAGCTCAGTGAGGGTATATCTATTCCTAATTTGCGTCAAGGTATTATTATGCATGCTTATGGTAATAATAGGAAATCGGCACAAAGAATAGGTAGATTATTAAGACTTTCTCCAGATCAAACAGCAACATGTCATATATTGTGTTATAAAGATACACAAGATGAAAAGTGGGTAAGTAATGCCCTAAAAGATTTTGATCAAAATAAAATAGAATATTATAATCCTTTAAATACTTAAGTTGAATAAGCGGGTTTCAGTAGGCCAAATCACTGAATGAATAGGGAAGACTGTAAGGCGAGTTTTCCCCCGCGTATTCTAAATTATTATGAGTGAAACGATAACAGAAAAAGAGATAGATGAGTTGATTAAAGAAGTTAACTCAAGGAACTTAGTTCTATATAATGATAATGTAAACACATTTGAATTAGTAATATTTTGCTTAATGAAATATTGTGAGCATGAATTGAATCAGGCTGAGCAATGTAGTTTGATTGTGCATAATAAAGGTAAATGTAAAATTAAATGCGGAACCTTTGACGATCTAAAACCTATATATGATGCTTTAACTCAACATGAATTAACAGTAGAAATAGAATAAAACAAAGATGAGTGAAGAAGAAATTATTAAAGGATTAATGCTAATGTTAGCAGATGAAAACATTAATGTGGTGAAACTATCTAAAAGAATAGGTTTCAAAAATTATAAAAAATTTGAAAAGGCTTTAGAAGAAGCCTTTAAAATTATAGGAAACTAAACCAAAACAAAGATGAAAAAAGTAACAATTAGCATAGTAGTTAAAACAGAAGTGGACGCTAAAATTTTAGCTAGAGAAATGGAAAAGTCATATATCGCACAACAAGGTGTTTATACTCTAGTTTGTGGGGACATTGAAGATTTAACAGAAGATGAGAAACATCTAGTGTTTTCTGAAGTTCCAACAGAATATCTTAATGATTAAACCAAAACAAAGATGATGAATAAATTTGAAAAATTTGATAAATGGTTAGGAACTAATAAAGGCGCAAGAGTTAGATTTATTGTTTTATTAACAATATGTACTCTTGGCTTACTATACCATTTAGTAGGGTGTAATGCTATAGAACAAGAAAAAACAAGAACGGAGGTTGCAGATGAAGAATGGAGTAAAGCTGAGATGATTGATGTTAAATATTATAAGCATCCAGGTGATCCTAGATTTTTAAAAACTTTTGAAATGGATGGATATAAGTTTGTAATATTTTTTAATCACCGTGGTAGTGCTATGGTAGCAGTACCTTTAAATAATAAATAATATGGCTATACCTTGTTATAAATGTAGAGAAGAAAAAGAAAGATCTGAAATGGAGGATCTTGGAGTGTGGGTATGTAAAGAATGTCTAGAGACATTAGATAGCAAAAGTAAAAAGAAAAAAAGTAAATTATGAGTAGATCAGATGAGCATATAAAAGAGTTATTAAAAGCAACTAGAAAACATGATGGAATGCATGCTATAGTTAAAAAGAATCAGAGATTAGTTGACTACAGTGGAGAAGAATTAGATGACATGGAAGATATCCCAGGTTGGGAATATTTAATGCCAATTGCTGAAAAGTTGTATGAACAATATGAAGAGCAAATAGAGGAAGGTACATATGATTGGATGATATTTGAATACGGAGTTAATAGATTTATGGTATGGGGTGAACTAGCAAGCTTCATTGAAGATATGAAAGAAAACGAAGAAATAGAAGCAGCTTATGAGTAGACACGAAATTTATATAAGTAGAAATAAAGTAAGTCTCCGTGGTATATGGGCTTGGCTTTTTATAGGTCTATGTATACTAAAGTTTATTACATTAATACTATGGGCTATTTCAGCAGTATTGAAAATGATACTATTATACGCTTAAAAAACAAAGAAGATGAAGCAATGGACCGATAAAAACATGCTTGAATTTGCAAGAGTTGCTTGCGGAGGATCATATGGAGATTATAAAGGATGCAAGTCTTTACAATCAAAACTAAAAAAATATAAACTTATGAGTAAAGATTTAAATGAATACAGACAGGTAAAAAGCGTAGATAGTAATACTAATACAGATATATACAGTGTAGACAATGAACTAATTGCTATGCCAAATATTACTGCTTTAGTAATACATTTGATGAAAAAGTATCCAAATGATGCTGAGTTTGGTAAGCATGTTAGAGAAGCAATATTATCATGGAAAAATTTAGAAAAAAATGACTGAAGAAGAACTAATGAATCTAAACTTTGAGAAAGTTATGGTATATGATGAAGAAAGTGATAATGGTTATGATTATTATTACTTTCGTAAACAAGTTGGTAGTAGCCTGTATTTAGCTGGTGATAACCTTAATAAAGAAAAAGAGCTACGTGTTAACATAGATGATCTTGGATTGGTAATAAGAGATATAAATCTTGTAAAAGAATTAATAGACGTTTTTAATAAAATTAAAGAAAATGAGTAAAGAAAAAACAGTATCAGTATCAAAGAATGGAAAGATGAAGCAGGTTATAATTCACACTGAAGGTAACGGTAAAAACCGTAAAGGCCAAACGCGTATTATTTCACAGACTAAGCACGTACCTAACAATGGGTAAGATGAGTGAGTTACACATTGACATGATGAATGCCGGTTGGGACGGTGAACCAAATGAATATCTTAAAATGAGAGCTAGGCAACTAGAGCTCCAGGAGAGAGAGGAACTATGTCCAAATTGTTTTACAGATAATTTAGTATCTGAAGAAAATAATGAGCTAGTATGTGTTGAATGTGGTTATGATTTTATACGCGTTGGTAAAGCATTGAGATTTAAATGATAAAAAAGATTATAAAATTCTTAATATGTTTTTTTATTGTCTGTAGTGTATATACAATTTCAGTAATTACACTACATTATATGCCTATGAATGAACATAGTACATCAAATGATAAAACTTTTTATTTATCAAATAACGGTGATCATATTGATTTTGTCTTTTATGAAGATCAATGCTATAAAGCATACGGATGGGGTTCTAAAATATTTTTTACAGAAGTTGGGACTTGGGATGATTTGACATATGGTATTGCCTTTAAAGCATTATTTACAGAGCCTGAAAGTTTAATTAGAGTTGTTAAATACAATTCAATAAACTCTAAATGGTATAAAGTTAAATGTTCAGAAGAGCAATATAATGCAGTAAGAGGATACATAAAAAGAACGTTTAAATCAGGAATGCATGAGTATAAGTGTAAGTTTAATTATCCTAATACTAAATTTTATTTAGCACATGGAAATTATAGTGGAACTAATACATGTAATACTTGGGCAAATAGAGTTTTAAAATCAGCAAAGCTGAAATGTGTTGTATATACATTAACCAGTGATGCTATAACAGATTTATATGAAAAATAATTTTTTTGGAAAGCTCTCTGTCAAAGATGGAGAGCTTGATTTTCCTTCAAAAGTTCAAAAGACAAGATTAAATGCATTTCTCAAAGATGTACCTGATGGTACTCAAATGGAAGTGTTTATAAGCGTTAGTACTAAGAAAGGCAGCAATGCCCAGCTTGCAAGATTGCATGCTATGATTAGAGAACTAGCAAATGACATAGGCTATACTTTTATGGAGATGAAGCTCCTTATAAAAAGACAAACCGGCCTTTGTTTTATGAGAGATAAAAAAGAGTATTGTAAATCTTTTGCAGATTGTGATAAAGATGAATTAAATCTTTGTATTCAAGAATGTTTAAGAATTGGTGATGAACAAGGAATACAGTTAAGATAGATCTTTCTGTATTTCTTCATTGAGTTTTTTTATCTCCTCAAGATCACCTTCTAAAGTAGCTTTTAGTAATTTATCAACAAGATTTTTACTTACTGTTTTATTAATCTTTATATCGTGACCTTGTTCATAGGCTTTAGCTCTAAAAAGTTGCTGTAAAGAAAATAAAGTATATAGATGAAGTTCTTGTTCATTAAGAGGATTAGATTCTACATCAAATTCTCCTTTTATTATGGAATCAAATTTTTCAAACATTGGTTTTATAATACCAGGATTATCCATATTAGTAATATAGTGAACCATTAATTGTTCCAAACCAAAAATGTAAGATGTACTTATTGAAATGTCGGTGATTGTTTTTGTGAAGTCAATTCCATCACTAATATCAATTTTATCTTCTGACATAATATTAATTTTAATAACAAATATATGAATAAAATAAATATTAACATAACGGATATACAAGAAAAAATGCTTGTAAAACTAATTGAAGCAGGCTGGGGTGATGTATTTTCATCAATGATAAACTCAAAAGGCTTTCATGAACTAATATATAAACTAAAAACTGAAGCTGAAGAAGATCGCAGATTCACACCAAAGCTTAAAGACTTGTTTAGAGCTTTTGAAGAGTGTCCTTATGATAAACTTAAGGTTATATTTATAGGACAGGATCCATATCCTCAATTAGGTGTAGCCGATGGTATTTCATTTAGTTGTTCTAATAACGACAAGCCTCAACCTTCTTTAAGATATATATTCAGTGAATTAGAAAGACAATACCCGGCATTTAGAACTAATGATTTATTATATGATCCATTAGATTTAAAAAGATGGAGTAATCAAGGTGTACTAATGTTAAATACAGCATTTACTGTACAGATTGGTAAGATAGGTAGTCATTATGATTTGTGGAAACCATTTACACATCATATACTTCAATCTATAAACCGTGAGTTTAAAGATTTACAGGTTGTATTACTTGGTAAAAAAGCTGAGGAATGGCAATTGAGATTAGATAAACAAATTATTCATAAGGTTGCTCATCCGGCTAGTGCAGCTTACAAAGGAGGTAAATGGGACTCTCAAGATGTATTTAGAAAAATCAATGATTCTCTTGATCATCAAGATAGAATTATTTGGTAAAACCTTGTAATTTTCGTATCTTTATTAACTATAAACCAACATTTTATGAAACAAAATGAACTGTCTGCATTTCATTCCGAAGTAGATGAATTTAAGCAAAAAGTATTAGATAAATATGGAATAAGAGCATATGTAATATCAGATGCTAAAGATAAGACTTTAGATTTAAAAACACTAGAAGAATGTATTATAGCGGTAATGGAAGAAGAACATCCTGAATGGTTGTCTTACTGGAGATCTACAACTTTAAGAACTAGGGTTCCGGACTTTGTAACTTATTGTACAATCTTTTCATTCTTTGCTAGAGGAGCTGGTTATACATTTGATAAGATTGGCAACTATATAAATAGAAAACATTGTAGTGTAATGCATCAATATCAAACTGCAAAGCATAGATTAATAACAGCGGACCCGGTATTTATGGAAACATATGTAAAGGTCTCTAAAAGAATAGCACAATATGTGGGAATTATTCCGAAAAATTCAAAAATATAGTATAACACCTAATCAATGCATGATATTATTTGCATTTGATGAAGGAGTTACACCTTCAGATTGTGATCTTACAGATACAGTAGCTCTATATAATGAAGGATATATAAATAATAAAAATGAAATAACTCCGGAAGGGAGAAAAGTTATTGTAACATTAAATAACTATTTTACTGTAAATAAAAAGAAAACAACTAAGCAGTTACTAGGTAAATCTGGTGCATTAAATATAGATCAATATAGGAATATATTTCCTAAAGGTAAATTACCTTCGGGTGTACCTGCAAGAAATAATGCTAAAATACTTACTGAAAATTTTAGATGGTTTTTTGCAGAGTATGATTATACTTGGGAAGAAGTCATAAAAGCTGCTAAGATGTATGTAAATGAGTATCAAAAGAATAATTACCTTTACATGCAGAATAGTCAGTATTTTATATCAAAACAAGATAAACATAAAGTAAAAACCTCAAAGCTTGCTGACTATTGTGATATGATTCGTGATGGTATAAGCACTGAGGATGATCACTTCAAAGAAAAAGTAGTATGATATACGATGAACAACACCAAGAAGAAAATGATCAAGATTTAGTCAGAGAATACTCTGAAAATCTAATCAAAGAAATGAAAGACTATAAAGAAACAACTATTGGTACTGTAATGAATAGAAAACAAGCTATACATGCTGCATCAATAGCGTCAAAAAGATTAGCTAAAGAAACAGCAAAAAAGTTTTATTATGAAGTAACACAATATTTAATGGAATTGAATGAGTAAACCAATATCGGCCTGGGGAGGGCAGTATAAAGCATTTAAAGAAGCTCTAAACTATATGAGCAAAAGACAATCCGGTGAGGAGAAGTCTATATATACACCTTGGCCAAAGTTCAATGACGCTACTACAGATGGATTAGAATGGAATACATTAACTGTAATAGGTGGTAGACCGGGATCGGGTAAAACATTAATTAAAGATCAAATAATAAGAGAATCTTTTGATTTAAATCCTAATGATAACTTTAGAGTATTAGAGTTTCAATTTGAAATGGTTGGTAGAACGTCAGCAATTAGAGAATTTAGTTCATTAACGGGTAAAACTTATAAGGAGTTATGTTCAGCTGGTAGTACTTTAACTACAGATGTAATTAATCAATGCTATGAGTATGCTAAGACTAGAGTTACAAATCCTGTTGATATTATAAGTACTCCAATGACTGTTAATCAAATGAGAGAGCAGGTTGATATGTATATGAATGAGCATAAAGGTCAGAAGACCATTATAACTCTGGATCATACAATACTTGTAAAAAGAGCACCATATCAAAATAATAGATTAGATATGTTATTTGAATTAGGTGAGTTCTTTACCCAATGTAAGAGAGATTATCCTTGTTTATTTATTGCACTGTCTCAGCTTAATAGAAATATTGATAATCCGGATCGTGCAGTAGATGGTAAATATGGTAACTATATTCTTGAATCAGATATATTTGGTTCAGATGCTATGTTGCAACATGCTGATACGCTACTTGGTATTAATAGACCTGCTAAACAAAAGATTAGATTTTACGGTCCAGATAGATATATAATACAAGATGATAGAACTCTTGTGTTACATTTTTTGAAAGCAAGAAATGGAGATGCTCGCATGAGTTTTTTCAAAGCTGAGTTTGAAAGGATGCAAGTATCAGAAATGGCAACTCCGCCACAACAAGAAAGAAGATGATAAGTACAAAAAAAAAAGTAATGACCCCAACAGAGAGAAAAGCAAAGATTGCAAAATTAAGAGAAGAGCATGAGTCTTATTTCCAAAAAATTGGAGATTCTGATGCAGTATATATACCTAAGATGGCATATAGGCCAAGTGGAAAAGATGAATTATATGTTAGTTTTTTTCCAAGTGAGTTACAAAAGAATGGTGATATCTATACAGAGTTCGTCAGTATAGAATATGATTCTGAGGATCCACTAAGAACTTTATATTTTCATAAACATAATCCTCATTGGAAGGAAGAGTATGAATTAGTTACAAGCAACTCAGGTTTTGAAAGACATCTTATACCTGTAAGTGAGTTAACAATAGTTAAAGATCTTAATACAAAATCATCAAAAGAAACTGAGAAAGAGAATCCTTTCTTTCTTCCTAATCCGGATGATACAGATGATATAACTAAGGTGCTACAAAGAATAGCAACAGCGTTAGAATCAATAGCAAAATCAATAAATAAATAATAAATGGCACAAAGTGTATTAGTAATCGCGGACTCAGGCTCCGGTAAATCAACGTCTGGCAGAAATTTAGATCCAAAGACAACTTTTTGGATTAATATAGCAAACAAACCATTACCTTTTAAAGGTTGGAAAAAGAATTATACATTGATAAGCAAGGATAATCCTAAAGGTAATATGACTAATGCATCATCTGCCGCAGGGATTATAAAAGCTATACAACATGTCAATGATAAGATGCCGCACATCACTAACCTAGTTATTGATGATTGGCAGTATATGTCTGCATTTGAATACTTTGATAGAGCAAATGAGAAAGGCTATGATAAATTCACCTCAATCGCTTCTAACCTAGCTCAGGTTGCAAAAATGCCCAAAGATTTGAGAGATGATTTGTATTGTTTCTTTCTTACTCATTCGGAGTCTACAACAGACATCAATGGCCGTAATAAAGTTAAAGCAAAAACTGTTGGTAAAATGATAGATAATGCATTAACTTTGGAAGGTCTTTTTTCAATCGTCCTCTTTGGCAAAGTTGTTAGAGAAGAAGATGGTAAAATGCAGTATGGTTTTGAAACACAAACTAATGGTGAGACTACAGCCAAGTCTCCTATGGATATGTTTGAAGAAACCTTTATAGAAAACGATCTACAGTTTGTTAAAGACTGTATTATCAAGTATGAACAATAATTAATTAATTGAAAAGTATGTTAAGTACAAAAGACATGAGTGCCGGTAGCGGCAAAGCAAGACCTGTGATTAGTCCAGGCAATCAAGTAATCAAGATTAATAAGATTACATTTGACCAAACTCCTTATGATAAGGATGCATATAATGTTGTATTACATGTAGAATCTGAGCCTGTTAAAGGTGAATTTGATGGATTCTTAGTTGATCCTAATGATCAAGATGGACCGCGTTATAAAGGTCAAGTAGGGAGAGTAAGAATGAGCCCATACGCATATAAAGATGCTACTTTACCAAGTGGTAGAGAAGTTAAGCTTGAAAGCGATGTTATGAGAGCCATGATATATTTAGCTGAAGTTCTAGATAAAAGAGATGATCTTGATTCAATTGAAGCTAATACAATTACTGAATTTATGGATTCAGCTAATCAAGTATTATCAGGTGATACATATATTAATGCTTGCATTGGCGCAAGAGAGTGGGAAAATAAAGAAGGTTATATAAATAATGATCTTTATTTGCCACGTATGTCAAAAGACGGTGTTCCATTGGAAGCATTAGATGTAGAAAACTCTAGGCTGTATAAGTTTTCTAAAGCTGACCATGTAAGAGAAGTTGCGAAAAAGACTTCTTCTGAAACTAAAAGTTTTGAACCTGCTAATAATGCAGGATCAGATTTTGATCTGTAAAAATAAAATATAAAAAATAAGGCATGTGAAAATGTGGACGTGAGTATGGTTAAGACCGGCATCAACCGAAAGCAAAGGAGCACACCTCTGCCTTTTTTTTATAAATTTACAATATGCTCAATACAAAAAACTTAGTTACAAGTGAGAAAGACATACCTAGTTACTGGGTATTTAGATATTATCTCAATATAAATGAGGAGTTGACTGGGCAAGATCTTAAAATAAAATCTGCTTGGAATCCAGGAGAACGTACACCTAGTCTGTGTATATATGTAGATAAAACAAAAATGTGTTATATGTTTAAGGATTTTTCTACAGGAAAAGGTGGTAATAAAATTAACCTTATTCAAGAATTATTTAATGTTAGTTATTCGCATGCTTTAGAAAGAATGATAAAGGACTATAATGCATATGTTAAAGAAAATCCAATTAATAGAAAATCTATTAAACCAGTAACAAAATGGAAAATGGGACTAGTTGTTCCAAGAGATTGGTATAAAACAGATGCAGAATATTGGTTGCAATATAATATAGGTAGCAGTATGTTAGAGAAATATAATGTAAAGCCTATTGATTATTATACTATGACCAGAGGGTCTGAAAAAATAAAAATTGATTCTAAGTATATGTATGGTTATTATAATAATAATAACGAAGTATATAAGGTATATCAACCTTATAATAAAAAACATAAGTTTCATAAAGTAATGCCACATGTACAAGGACTTGATCAGTTAAAGTATGACCAACCGTATTTAGTTATATGTTCATCATTAAAAGATGCAATGTGTCTAAAATCATTTGGTTATAATATAGAAGTAATAGCTCCAGATAGTGAAAATACATTAATAAAACCACACATAATTGAAAACTTAAAAGTTAAATACAAAAAAGTAATAACCCTCTTTGATAATGATGAGGCAGGAAAGAAAGCAATAGCCACGTATAAGTCAATGTATGATTTAGATGGCTTATGTTTAGACAAAGACAAAGATATATCTGACTCTGTTAAGAATCACGGTATTGAATATATTCGTTCTATTCTTTCACCTCTATTAAAAAAGATTATACATAAATAATATGAAATGGTTTATACCAGGTAATGTACCATCAAGTAAAAATGGAAGACGTTGGACAGGCAAGTACTTCATATCTAGTAAAACAGTTATGAAATATAGAAAGGATACCTTATCCTACTATAAGAAGTATGCATCTCAATTTCAAAAGGAATTAAAGAAGCATAAACTACCGGTCAAAATAGCTTTTACTTTTATAAGAGGCACTAGACATAAGTTTGATTATATAAACCCTGCGCAAACTGTGCAAGATGATATGGTTAAAAATGGATGGATTGAGGATGATAATATGAATTTTATAATCCCTTCATTTAATAAGTATGAATATGATAAAGAAAAACCAGGAGTAATAATTGAAATAATTAATGAATGATGAAATTGTAAAAATAGACTTAGAAACATACAAGAATATAATTACCATGTTAACATCAGGAAGTGATGATAGGGAGTTAGCTATAAAATGTATAGAAAATATAGAGTTATCAAGTTTAATGATAAAACTATTATGTAAACCTGTAAATATAAATTCTAGAGCTAAAATACTTTATAGCCGTAGTACCGTAAAAGGTAAGTTTACAATCTATAATTGGACAGATCTTACATTAGATGAGATAGAAAAAAATGTATATAAATCCTCAGTTCAAGCTGAAAAGGATATATTTTATTATTTAAAAGATAAATATTTGAAAAATAAAAATTTATGAAAATAGCAGATCTAGTATCAAAGACTAGCAAAAATTTAATATTTGATGAGCCCTTTTATGGGCTTTTTTTAGTTGGCCTTAATAAGGTTTATAGGGATGATATACCTACGGCAGGTGTAAGTAAAAATGGAATTGGAGTTCAACTTACAATTAACAGTGATTTTTTTACAGATTTATCAGAAGATCATAGAAAAGGATTGTTAAAACATGAGTTGCTCCATATATCATTTGGTCATCTTACAGTACGAGATAGATATAATGATAAAAAGCTATTTAATATAGCTGCAGATATTGAGATTAATCAATATATTGATCCATTATGTTTACCTGACGGTGGATTGACTTTAGATACTTTTCCAGAACTTAATCTTCCAAGGAGAGCGGGAACTAAAGAGTACTATGATCTATTACAACAAGCAAAAAAAGATGGAACATCTCCATCATTGGATAATTTGCTTAATCAAATGGATGAAAATACTCCATGGTCTCATTCTACATGGGAAGAGTTTGAAGATATACCTGAAGCAGAAAGAAAGTTAATTCAAAAACAGATTGAACATCAGGTTAAAGAGAATGCGGATGTTACAGAAAAAAGATCTGGAAATATACCTGGTGAATTAGCTGATCTTATTAAACGGTTACGCTATATTGAACCGACTAAGTTTGATTGGAAAGGATATCTTAGAAGATTTATTGGTAATTCTTCAGTTGCTTATACAAAAAAGTTAAGAAGAAAGTATAATAAAAGATATTCTGGTAATCCGGGTCTTAAGATTAAATTTAAGAATCATGTATGTGTTGGAATAGATACATCAGGTTCAGTAAACAATGATGAACTTAAAGAGTTTGCCAATGAATTATGCCATATGCATAAAACTGGTCATAAGATTACAATTGTACAATGTGATACAAGAATAAGAACTATAGAAGAATTTAATCCTAAAAAGGATTTAGAAGTTCATGGTAGAGGTGGTACATCATTTCAACCTGTAATAAATCATTATAATGAAAACGGGCGTTATACAGCGCTTATATATCTAACAGATGGTGAAGCATATTCTCCAGATAACTGTCCTAAGAACACTTTATGGGTTCATAGTAGTATATCTGATATAAATGAAGCGTTACCAGGATTAAAAATTAAATTAAATTAAAAATTATGGCACAAGTAAATTTAAACATTGATGATCTAAATGGTTTTATGGATCACATTATTAATAATAACAGGTTTTTACAAAAGCAAGGTAAACTACCTGTAGCAATAGAAGTTCTAGGTGAATCTGGTATTGGTAAAACATCTACAGTAAAACAGATTGCTGAAGATCACAGTCTTGATTTTGTTAAATTGAATTTAGCTCAAATTGAGGAGTTGGGTGATCTTGTTGGTTTCCCAGTAAGAGAGTTTCAAATGTATAAAGAGAAAGTTGTAACAATACCAGCTCAAGATAAAAATTTACAATATGGAGCAGGTAAACAAGCTGCTACAGAAGATATGGTAAAAATGTCTAGTAATACAGTGACTAAGAAAGTTGGTCAATGGGTTAGTGAAATGGCGGTTAGTGACTATCTAAATAATGGTTACAAAATGACAGGTAAAAATCGCATGTCTTATTGTGCACCAGAGTGGATCTCAGGAAAAAAGAAAGGTGGTATTTTACTACTTGATGACTGGAACCGTGCTGACCAAAGATTTATTCAAGCTGTTATGGAATTGATAGATCGTCAGACATATATCTCTTGGTCATTACCAGAAGATTGGCATATTGTCTTAACAGCAAATCCTGATAACGGAGATTATATGGTAAACTCTGTTGATGCAGCACAAAAAACACGTTATATAACTGCAAACTTACAGTTTGATGTAAACTGTTGGGCTCGTTGGGCAGAAGAAGCTGGTATTGACACAAGATGTATTAACTTCTTGCTGTTACATCCTGAATTAGTAACGCAGGAAACAAATGCCCGTGCAATTACTACATTCTTTAATGCAATATCAAGTTTTGAAAACTTTGATGATAGCCTTAGTTATATTCAAATGATTGGAGAAGGTAGTGTTGGAGATGAATTTGCATCTATGTTTACAACTTTTATTAATAACAAGTTAGATAAACTAGTTACACCAAAAGATTTATTGACCCATGATAATGAGCAATATATTCTTGGTGAGTTAACCGGTTGTGTTGGAAAAGATGATAGCTATCGTGCAGATATTGCATCAACTCTAGCAACAAGACTTGCTAATTACGCTGTAGTATATTCAAAAGAAAATACAATTAATCAAAAAATCACAGATAGATTAGAATCTCTTTGTACAAAGGAGCATTTTACCAATGATTTAAAGTATCTAATTGTAAGAACTATTTTTAACGGGAATAAGCAAAAGTTTAATAAACTTATGATGAAGCCTGAAATAATTAAAATGACTGTAAAATAATGGCATCAAAAAATTTATATGAAAATTATAATAATGAGGCATTGAAGCATTTTGGCCTAGAGGACGAGACCTATTATGGTCTCGTCACTTCAGGTACAGAAATAGCAGATGTGCTTATAACACAAAATACATCAGTATTTGATAAAATTCGTGATTTGTTATCTGATAATACAATAGCTGATAATAAAATTAAGGATTATAAAAGAGGATTTGTTTTATCAAAATGTCCAGTAACATTAGATAGAATTAAATCTTCAGCTAAAGAACATAAGGTAACAATAACAAATGATTATGATAAAGCTGATTTTTTGATAACTCATGACAATATTTATTGTGGGTTTGATAATTCTGAAAAAATAAATAATACACAACTTATGTATAAGTTATGGAATTATGAAGCTTTTGATGATACTAATGGAAGATGTAACTTTGTTGAAAATTATGGTAAAAAGGTAATATATGATAATAAATTATTACCAATGTTTCAAACTTATCAGGCCTGTAATGGAGATTCTTTAATGGAAGAGTGGGTCATAACGCCAATGGCTTTAAATTTAGCTTACTTAATTGATATAGGAGAAATCAAAGTTTTATCAGTAGATAACCTATTGCATGCATCAGCTAATATAACACCTTTATGTGAAACAATGGTTGAAGAGTTATCAAACTGGGTTCGATCTTATGATGATGATAATAAATCAATAGCAGCAAAAATATTACCAACTGTAGATTATACTAAAAAGCATCATTTAGTTTGGAAATTAGCTCAAGAAATAGGTGCTTATACATATAACTATAATAGAGATAAAGATGTGCAATATTGGTTAGAAGCTTCAGGGCTAAATGAATATTATCATCTTAGTGCTCAAGATATGATTTTGCATTTACAAGCGAAAGATAAACTAAATTCTGAGGCATTCAAATATCTTGAAAAAATAGTACGCAAAGAAATATCTATACACAATAGAGATCTTTATGTATTTAAAGTTAGTGTAAAATCAGAATATAAAAAATATTTAAAATGAGAAAAATAAAAGCATACAATATAGTATTTAGGATACCAGATAAAAATAATGCACCCAAGGTACTTAGAGATGAACATATATATTTTGATCCTGAACTTAACTGGAATGATAAAACCGTAAAACTACATAATCCTGAAGATGATTATCCTTATATTAGAGGTGTAGTGTATGATGAAGTTCCAAAACTTAATTTTCAAAAGGATTTTAATTTAGAAAAGGAGTCTTTTTATAGAACGCCTAATATAACATTGCCTCAAAATAAAATGGCTTTGTTAAAAGATAAATATAAGATATCAGTTAAAAGAGATATGGATAAAGCAAATTATATAATCACTTCTGATATTTATTTTAAATCTTTATTTCATCAGCAATGGGATAGTTATTCAGTATATCATAATGTTAAAGAACACTTTGATAAAAATAAGCAATTCTTTAAGGATTATAAAGTTATGGAAGATTTCTTTGACAATATAGAAGAAGATAATGAAGATCTTAATAATGTATATATATCTATAAAGCTTAAATGTATTTGGGATATTAGACAAAATCTGGATCCATCTTTAAAATCTATGGCTAATGGAGATGGTCTCCAACTTAAAGAAATTTGCTATATGAAAGATGAAGGTATGATTGATATTCTTAATTCTCATACTAAACTTGCATCAGATGATTATATGTTAGCAAAATGCAATGAAGATTCTGTAATTCTAAGTGCTTTAGATTTAAAAAATATATCTCAAATGTTAAAGTCAGGAGATAAAGAAAGTGGAACAATGGCATTAGAAATAATGGCTAACTGCAATATTGAAAAGTCTTATGACAAAATAGCTTTAATGTTTGCATTTTATCCTAATTATATGAAAGAATGTAGTAATTGGAATAGTGTTAATGTAAAATCAATGCGTAAAAGATTTAGTGGTGTTGATGAGATTTCCTTTCATTATACATATGGTTTTGAGAAACTTCTGAAAAATTTATATAAAAATAATGCTTTAACAAGTTTTGCGCAAAGGGTCATATTAAAAAAAATATATGATACAACATTAACCAGAATAGGGTTAACGCGAGAGGCTTCTATATTTGATTTTAAGTTAGAGGATTTAAAAATAAAAAAATTAGAAGAAGTTGAGTTTTAGGGGTAAGCCATAATTGATTGTTATTGGGTGTGTGTAAAAGCACACCCACCCCTTTTAATTACTGTGCAATCGTTTTGCACACAATTGTTTTAATATGAGTAAAGAATATATTTGCAGTATTTGCAATAAAGAATTTGAACCTATTGGGCATAATGCTCAACCTATAAATAATGGTAGATGTTGCACTAAGTGTAACTATGAAGTTGTACTACCAGAAAGATTAAAAAGAATATATGATCAAAGAGCAGAAGACCAAGACTCTAGTAACAAAGGATAACAACAATAGTGCAAACTGTATAGCACCAAACCTAGTATATGGTTGTTTTGGTGGCTGTGTAGACACTTATTGTTACATGTCACGGTACAATGGTAAGAGAGTATTTGTAAATAAAAACGTAGATGACATATTTGAATCTGTTGTTAAGTGGGAAGAAGGTTTTACCAAGGTCCCTGATCAACAGGATCCCGTGTATACTATGGTAGATATAGCTTGTAATACTGATTTAGTTCTAATGCAGAAACATTTACCAGAACCGCTGATAGATTATCTTAAAAGATATGATAATCATCCAAGATTAAATACAACTATGGCAACTAAGTATCCTAGTCTATTAAATCTAGATGTTAGTCATTTTGACAAGAAACCTAGAGTAAGAGTAAGTTTAATGCCGCAAGTATATGCGGATATACTAGAACCTAAGATGCAAAAAACTATTGATAGAATACATGAAATCAATAGACTAAAAAATCTTGGGTGGGAAGTTCATATCAATTATAGTCCTGTTATATTTAGTTATAAATGGTCAGAACATTATGATGAATTATTTAAGAATGTTAGAGCAATAGCAGGTGAAAATAAATGTGAAGTTATTGCATTAACGAATCATCCTAATCAAATGGCCAAGGCATCTGAAGAGGCTCAAAACATAATGGCTGCTTCATCTGAAGTTAAAAATAAATCTGGCGTAATGAGATACCCAATTAAAGATAAGCATGTATATTTAGAGCATTGGAAGTTTTTATATTCTGCTTATTTTGATATTAATACAATTAGATATATATTTTAAATTATGAGTGAAAAAGAAAAATACAATAAAGAAACCTGGAAGCCTGAAAAGTCTGATGCAAATCACGGCAAAAAATATGCGCCTATAATAGATCAGATGATCCAAGGATTTTTGGAAGGAATAACAGAAGAAGATATGGCCTACATACATGAGCGTAAGATTGAAGCATATAAAAAGAAGTTATATGTAGTAATAAGAGATTTTACCAATGATGTCATTGCTAAGTCTTTGGATCTTCACTATAGTTATGTTAAATCTACTATGGAAAAAGATCAGCTATTAGATAAGCTAAATTCTGTAGGTATTACAGTTAAACTAGATGTATCAGAAGAAGATATAGAAAATGAAGTAATGAAACAAGTAAAAGCTTATGGCAACAAGTAATCAAAAAGTAGCATGTTTATTAGGTATACTACCTATTCTTATGGATTTTATGGAGGATGTTAAGTATGAGCATCCTTCTTTATACAAAAGGCAGATTAAAAAAGCCGGTAATGAGTTTATCGCTGAGGTAGAAAAGCTTGGTGATAAAGTATACAAAACAATAAGTGATAATCCTAAAGTAGATAATAATGATTTTGCACAACAAGTTGTTGATATGGGTGAGGCATTTAAAGAGTTTATAGAAACAATTAAAGATGGTAAAAGAGATGAATAAAGATGACTTCAAGGCTGATGCTGAGATGCAAGAAATGAAAACTGAAGAGATTATTGAGGAGAAGGAAAAAGAGGATGAGCCTGAAATGCCTGAAGGCGGATGGGAATGCTCTGAATGTGGAGCACCAGTAGATAATATGAATGATGTATGCAGCCGTAGCTGCTTTAACGCAATGATGAGATGATTGATAAACAAAAAGAAGAGGAGTTTTATACTAAAGATTTTAACTTTAGTTATTCTTCTCTAAATAAACTATTATTTTCCCCATCCTTATTTTATAAGGACTATATTCTCCAAGATAGGGAGATCAAAACAGATAAGCATCTTGTAGAAGGTAAGTTAATACACTGTCTACTACTTGAGCAAGAAGAGTTTGAAAACAAGTTTGCCCTGGTACCCGGTAAAACACCAAGTGATAATATCAGAAAGGTAATGAAGAGTATGATTGATTTTACACATGAGCAAGAATTAAAGAATGTTCGTGATCATGTTATACTAGATGCATTAAAGAAGATGAATCTATATCAATCTCTTAAAACAGATGAGTCTAGAATTGCAAAGGTTAAGGTTGATGACTATGATCCTTATTGGAAGTTCTTATTCAATGAGTCTAAGGATGTAATTGACCAAGATACTTATCTCCGTTGTCAAAAACAAGTTGATATAATTAGATCTAATAAAGATGTGATGAACTTATTCGGTGATGGTAAAGTACATACAGGTACAGATTTTGAGTTAGATGGGACTAAAACACATGTAGAAAAATATCTTAAATGCGATCTTAAAAATTATAAATTTGGTCTACACGGTTATATAGATTATTACAAAGTTGATCCTGATAAAAAAGAGATTATAATATGTGACTTAAAAACAACCGGTAAAACTATATCTGATTTTGCTGAAACCGTTGATTTTTATAACTATTGGATTCAAGCTGCAATATATAATTACCTGGTGTATAAGAAACTTGATGCTGAAGATGCTGATAATTACAAAATTTTTTTTAAATTTGTTGTGATAGATAAGTATAATCAAGTGTATGTTTTCGATGTACTTGAGGGTACAATGGGGAAATGGGCTCAAGGATTAAGTCATATATTAGAACAAGCTAACTATCATTATTCAGAAAGAGATTACAGCCTACCATATGAATTTGTAATAAATAAACCAAAATTATAAATGATAGGCACATACACGCAGTATTTTCAAAAGAGTAAAGTATTTTTATATCCTTTACTTCAAATAAAAAAAGGTGAAGATTTTGTCCCAGTAGAAACTTATATCTTATGGGAAGGTCTTTATGATGAAAATAAATTCAAATATATATGTATTTATAGGACAGAAAAAACTATGGAATATAAATTATTTGAAGATAGAGTTTTAAAGAATCATAGACTTTTAGAATGCAGTGTAAGCCTATCAAATAAAAAACACTTATATGTATTTGATTATTCTAGTTATAAACATGACTTTGAAATGTTTATTAATGGAAAGTATTCAAAGTTTTCATTAGCAACTAAAAATAAAATTCTAAAATATTTTGGTAAAGTTGGTAAAATTAGCGATTACATTAAAAGTTTTTTAAATCCAGAAGAATATCATGAAATATATGCGGAAGCGCTTATGGTTGATATACAAGATATAAGATCTGTATATGAAGTATGTAGCATTCCGGACATTGATAAAGAAACTCTAAAGGAAAAAATCCCGCATGAGTTTGCAGTTTTCAAAAATAATTCTTTACCTTTAGATCAAAATTAGAATATGAGCAAAACCCTAATCGGTCAAAATATGATGTTAATATCATCATCTTTTAGAAATGTTAAATCATTTAGTTTAATGCCAGTCAATAATGACTGCCCATATGTTGAAGCAATGTATGATCCAAGTTCTGGAATACTTGCTGTTATAACAAAAATCAGAAAACAATCTTTTCATATGATGCCAAGATTAGATGACAATGGCCAACCTCAAAGGTTAAAAGTCCCTAATAAAGAAACAGGTAAAGTTCATAAGGAACAAAGAACAACTATTGAAACTTTTTCTGAAGTTTATATTACAGAAAAAAGTGAAATAGAAAACTTTATAGGAATGTTTGCTATAAACGCTGCTACATTCCCATATAAAGAATCCTTTGTAGATGTTGCTGAAACTAAAACTTCAAATATTATTATGCCTGGCTAAACTACTAAGTATAATTAAAATAGTGTGCCCTCAGCTCAACCACACTATTTAATAAAGCCTCTTAATTGGGGCTTTTTTTATGAGCTAAAATTTAAAATATGAAGCATTGGGTAATGGATTATGAAACTTTATCTAATTGTTTTGTAGCCGTGTTTCAACACTATAAAACTTCCGAAGAGAAAATATTTATAGTACATGACTTACAAAATGATTTTGATGAGTTCATAGAATTTTTAATTGAAAATAGAGATGAGAAGCAATGGCATATATCTTATAATGGATTAGCCTTTGATGCTCAAGTTACTCAGTATATACTAAACAACTATGAGTTGTGGTCTAACATGTCGGGATGTGCAATAGCAGAAGTTATTTATGCATTTGCTCAAGAAACAATAGCAAGACAAAATAGAAAAGAGTGGGGTATATTTGCACCGTGGCATATACAGATAGGTCAGATTGATTTGTTTAAAATGCATCACTGGGACAATCCCGCAAAACGTTCTAGCCTTAAGTGGATACAATTCAGTATGGATTGGGAAAACTTGCAGGACATGCCTATTGATCATACCGTAAAGATTGAGACACAAGAACAACTTGATACTATAGTTGGATACTGCATTAATGATGTTGCATCTACTAAAGCTATATTTGATAAATCAAAATCTCAGATAAAGCTCCGTAAAGAGTTGACAGATAAGTATCAGATTAACTTATACAGTGCATCTGAACCGCGGATTGCCAAAGAGTTGTTTGCTTATTACTTAGGTAAAAAGTTAAACCTAACTCCTAGAGAAATAAAAGGTATGAAAACTTATAGGAATATAATCAAGGTTAAAGACTTGGTCCTTCCTTATATAAAGTTTAAGTCCCCCGTGTTTCAACAGGCGCTAAATAAGTTTAATACTTTAGAGCTAGATGCTATGCAGCTTAAGGGTCAGTTTAAGTATAAGCTTGAACACAATGGTGTGCATACAACTTTTGCTTTAGGTGGTATACATGGTGCTAGAAAGAGTGGTGTTTATAAATCAGATGATCAACATATTATTATGTCTTCTGATGTTACATCTTTCTATCCTAATCTATGTATCCGTAATCAATGGTCACCGGCACACTTCCCAAAAGAAGAGTTTTGTGATCAGTATGAATGGTTCTTTGATGAAAGAGTTAAAATCCCAAAGTCTAATCCAATGAATTACGTGTATAAAATTATACTTAATTCAACGTTTGGTTTAAGCAATGAGGAGAATAGTTTCTTTTATGATCCGGAGCTATGTATGCGTATAACTCTTAATGGCCAACTAAGCCTAATGATGTTGTATGATATGATACTTGATGCAATACCTGAAGCATTTGGTTTGTTACAGAATACAGATGGTGTTGAGATTAGAATTCCAAGAGACAAAAAAGATCTTTATCTTAAAGTCTGTGAAGAATGGGAAAATATAACTCAACTAAATCTAGAACATGACACATATCAAAAGCTCATTTTAGGTGATGTAAATAATTACATTGCTGTAAATGATTTTAAATCTGTTGACTTAACAACCTGGAGAAAGGTTAAAGAGGAAAATCCTCACTATTTATTTAAAGTGAAAGGTCCTGATTTTATGTATGCCCCTGTTAAGCTCAAGGGTAGATTTAATTTTCATTCGCTTGCACTGCATAAGAATAAATCTAAGCTCGTTGTACCAAAAGCAATATACAATTACTTTGTTAAAGATATATTGCCTGAAGATTACTTACAAAAAAATAAGAATATCTTAGATTATTGTATTGGTATGAAGTCCAAAGGAGCTTGGAAACAGGTATCAAGGTCTACACCAAATGGTGTTTATAAAGAAGAAGATCTGCAGAAGATCAATAGATATTATATATCTAAGCCCGGAAAGAATAGTTCAAAGATAATAAAGATTAATAAACAAGACGGTAGAGAAATACAATGCGAATCCGGACAATGGTTGCAATCTATTTATAATAAGATAGAACTGCAGCCAAAATGGGAAGACTATAATCTTGATTTAAGATATTATAGCAAAGCCATTGAATCTCAGATAAATGATATTCTATCAACAAATATTAATCAATTAGAACTATTTTGATGAATTGGCAAAAATTAAGATTTCAAGTAACGAAATTTTTAGTAGGACTGACAATCCTTTCCATATTATTATGGTTAATTATGTTTTAATTAAATTAAATTTACTATCTTTACACTTATAAAGTTTAAACATGAAAAGTCAAATTAACGTAGAAAAAAGTTATGTACTTAATGCAGAATTACCAAATCACGGTGATTCTTATACAGTTATATCACATAAATATGTGATAGATACAACAAAACAAATGCTAGCATCTAGCGGATTTATAGTAACAAAAGAATACTATAGAGCAAATAATAAAGGTCAAGTAGCTCAAGGCATATATCATATAAGACCAATGAATGTTGAATCTACAGATCCAGATTTAGGGATGATGTTTGCTTGGACAAACTCATATGATAAATCAATAAGATTTCAATGTGCTATTGGAGCATATGTAATGGCTTGTTCTAATGGAATGGTATGCGGAGAACTTAACTATGCTAGAAAGCATACAGGATCCGCAGATCAAGAAATAAGATCTCAAATATCTAATCAAATAAAGAATGCTCAGAAAGCATTTAATACAATCAAAAATGATAAAGATTCTTTGAGAGGAACTCCTTTAGATGTAAAAAAGCAAGCAGAGCTATTGGGAATAATGTATTTCAATGAAGATCTAATTAGTCCAAGACAAATGTCTGTAGTTAAAGATGAAATGAAAAATCCATCTTTTGATTATAATGCTGACATGGAAAATGCATGGGCTTTTTATAATCATGTAACACATTCATATAAATCCGTGCATCCAAGATCATGGCTATCAGACTCAAAGAAGTTTCATGATTTTATGATGGCAAATGTTTTAAAAGGAGCAGGATCAGTTAGCTATGATACTATAAATACACAAGCTAGTGTAGAAATGGAAGATGTAAATCATGATCAAGAAGTTACATATGAAGAAGCTCAAGAATATATTGCAGGTCAAATGGCAATAGATCAGCAAGATGCTAGAGAAGCAGCTGCAAATGGACCTAATAATTCAATTGAAGAGCATTTTGAAGAAGAGCTTGATGAAGATTTTGATTTTGAAATTTGATTGTACTAGGGCTCATATTAAAGGCTTTAATAGCCATATTATTAATTTATCTTGTAGCTACTAAGAAAGATAGATATTAATAAAATATACAGGGTAGGAGTACCCGCGAATTATGAAATAAGTGAGAAACCAACACCCATTAGTTTTTGTATATTTTTCTAATGGGTTCTTACGATCTAATTGTTGCTGATATATTTAGAAAGTCTGAAGGATCTATAGATATTGAGTCATAGCTCCATCCTAAAAATAAAAGATCTCCTTTATTAATAATGCTGGAACCTCCTAATGTAACATCATATATTATTTCTTTACCATATGTGCTTATTCCACCACTTGTAAGATCAGTATTTAAATTAAGATTACTTGCTCCGGTTATTTGAGTTAAAGTAGTACCTGAAATACCACCATTACCAAGATCATCAGGATCCAGTTTATATAGTTTCCAGTTTAAAACAACACCTGTTATGTTTGATTGGGCTACTATTTGTATTGATAAGCCTTCACCACTTAATACATCTACAGGTGATGCATATGATATACCCACAAGTTTTCTTGTATCAATAACAAATGTGTCAACTTTTGCATGATCATTACTACTATATCCTATAAATGGAGATGATACATCAGCACCAGGTATCCCGGCTTGTCTACCAATACTAAAAATATCAGTACCTGTAGAAAACTTATTTAGTAAAGAAGAAAAATTTTGAGTAAGTAAAATTGTAGATTTATTGGAAAGCAAATCAAATTCAATAAAATCACCGTTCTCTTCTATGGTTAAATCTAAAGAAAGACTTTTAAGTCTTCTAAAATTTACAACAGGATTTCCTGTAATAGGATCCGTGGTTTTATCTTTAAAGCATCCTGCGTTTAAATCACCAATTGGTAAATTTTCAAATGTAGAATCGGATCCAGAAATAAGATCTTTAACTTTAATAAGCTTAGCGTTTTTATATGGAACTGGAGAAGCTATGCCTTCTATCTCAGGTTCTTCATTAATACCAAGCACTACAACATCTCGTGGATCTGCTTTAGATACAAATTTCTTCCTTTTAAAAAGACTTAATATATCAGTTAAGATATTCATCTTTTACCTGAATAAGTATTTGCAGATGGTACCGTACCACCTAAATTCATTTTTTTATTGCAACCACAGTCACCTTTTACACTTTTTGATGCTCCAGGCATGCTCATATCAAGACGACCCTCTAATCTAGTTAGCAGGGATCCTCCATTTGTTTTTTTAACTCTTGCCATATCTTATTTATTAAATGTTAAAGTAACAACTAAAAGATATAATCTTAAAGTTGAGTAATTATGTTCATCATCGCTTGAAATAAATTCCCATCCTAAAGCAAATCTATCATGAGGCCAATGAATGCAAAGTTCTAAAAAAGGTTCATCATTCATCGTCCTTGTTTGTTATATTTTTTAACGTAGTTCTTGCTACCCTTGCTAAAAGATGTTTTACTTTTAGCATGAACACCCTTTCTTTTAATTTTCTTCTTTTCTATTACGCCTGTCCCGCTTCTTTTCATTTGTATTTCTTACTTTTTCAATTGATCTACCACCAAAGTATGCACCTATAACAGTTAATAATGTTATCTCTAAGAGGTTAATCCATCTTTCTGAAACTGCAAACTTAATGACACCTGCGTCAATAAATACAAGAATCATTGTACAAACTACTAAGAATATTAAAACTATAGGTCTAACATTCTTAGAAAGCCAGGAGTCTGAATTCATATCAGACTTCCAGCGTTCCGTAACATTTTCTTGGATAACAGCTTCACTATCAAGAAGCATTTTCTGCATAGCATTTTTAAGAGTCATTCGTTCTTCTTTAGAAGTGACTACTTCATCTATAATATTGTCAGCTTTACCAAGAAGGCCTCCAAATAGTTTAGTTACCCAAGCTGCTGGCATTATGGATATGTTTGTGTATCTTTATCCATCATTTTTTTCCTTGCCATCTCTTTACCGAATGCAGCTTTATCATTAAAGTATTTCATAGGATTGCCTACATAGTCTTTAGCCATAGGAGCTTTTCCGCCCATTCCCATTTTTCGTCTTGGCGGGCCTGCTTCTGGTGTTGTTGGTTTTGTAAATCTTGGTTTCTCAGTGTATTTTCTTCTTCCTCCTCCTGTTGTAGTAGTTGCACCTTTACGGTTTTGCATTCTACTTTGCATTCTCTCTCCTCTCTTTTGAGATACTATTTTATTTGATCCTGAAGTCTTAACAACCTCTTTTGTAGGTCCACTTCCTTTAGTAACTGTTTTAGATTTACTTACTGAAGATTTAGCAAAAGGATTCATTGGATTACTAACAGACT